CCTTCAACACCTGTTTATGGAAGAACACCTATTTTCACATGCAATCAGAATCAGTGCGGATGCGGCTGTGGAATGGGCTGACTTTTAATTTTCCTAGCACAATGATATAATTATTTACAAAGTAATTTAGCGTGTTAGGAGGTTGAAAATGTCACACTTTATAGATATTACAGGGAATAAGTATAATCGTTTGACAGTATTGGAAAGAGTGGAAGGTACAACACCAGCTACTTGGAAATGTATATGTGATTGTGGAAATATCACCTTTGTTAGAGGGCAAAACCTAAAAAGCGGAGCGGTCAAAAGCTGTGGGTGTTTATTACATGAAAAGCATAATACACATCATTTATCGCAAACAAAGATTTATCATATATGGCACGCCATGATAAATAGGTGCTATTACGAGAAAGGTAAAGCATATAAGAATTATGGTGGTAGAGGCATAAAGGTTTGCGAGGATTGGAAAAAATCTTTTGATTCGTTTTATGCGTGGTCAATAGATAATGGCTATCAAGAAGGACTCAGCATAGAGAGAATCAACAATAATGATGACTATAAGCCAACTAACTGTAAATGGATTAAAAGAAGTGAGCAAGCTCAAAATAGACGCAGAAATTATAGCGTGACAATAAATGGAGTTACAAAAAATTTGACGGAATGGTGCAAAGAATATGGTGTTGATTATGGATTGGTTCATAATAGATGCCATAAACTCCATTGGGATTTTGAAAAAGCACTTACTACTCCTTGTGATATCACCAAAAGAAACAAGAAATGAGGTGATTATTATTTCAGAGTATGTATACAATCCTGTACAGGAAGTACAACCGAACCAGAATGTATTATTACAAGGCTCTATCCCTTGCAATAAGGGCTATGTTTATCATAGGGATGGAAGCGGTATTCTTACTCTCAGGGGCATTGTAAACAACGTCAATGGTTGCTTTGCACGATACCAGGTTACTTTCAACGGAAATATTGCTGTTCCTTCCGATGGAACAGTTGGGCCTATAGCGATTGCTCTTTCGATTAATGGAGAACCCATTCAGACATCAAGAGCAATTGTAACCCCGGCAGCTGTTGCAACCGATCCGCCTACTACAGAAAACTTCTTTAACGTAACATCAACGGCAATAATCACAGTACCCAGAGGATGCTGCCTTAGTGTTGCAGTAGAGAATGTATCTGAAGGAGCAACAGCCGCAGATCCCGCACCTGTAATTTTAGTGCAGAACGCTAACTTAGTTGTTGATAGAATTGCCTGAAAGGAGCGCAGATGAAAGTATACGATCAGATAAGAGATATGCTGTGCGATGAGCTTGAAGGAATTGCGAAGAAGAAAGAGCTTACTACTAATAGCCTGGAAGTTCTTTATAAAGGTGTTGATATTCTTAAGGATATTTCAACCATAGAAGCTATGGAGCAGGAATATGGAAGCTCACATGATAGCGGATATTCTGGCGGCTATTATGGAAGAATGCCTTACTACATGTATGATGATGGTATGGGCGGTCATGGTAATTCTTATGGCAGAGGTCGTAATGCAAGACGTGATTCTATGGGAAGATATTCAAGCGAGGGAAGGTCATACGATTATGACTACTCCGGAGATACCAAAGAAGAATTGCAGAGACTTATGAACTCGGCTCAGAATGACAGAGAAAGAGAAGCCATTAGGAAAGCTCTCGACAGCATGAATAGATAAAAAATGAAGGGATAGCCGATATAGCTATCCCTTTTTTATACGTTCAATAACTTAGTTACTGCCTCTTTAATTCCAGATGTAGATGTTCTATATGCAGAAATCATCTTAAGTTCGTAATTAGTTGGATTTATATTATGATTAGAATCGCTATCAGTGTATTTATCAATAATATCAGATAATCCGACATTAAAGTATTCAGCAACCTTTCTTAATGTGCTGATGTTAGGAATGGCTTTTCCATTCACCCATTGATTGAAAGTAGGGGGGTTAATATCAAGATCAATAGCAACATCTTTTTGGTCTTTTTGAGAAAGGGAAATAAACCTAGTAAGATTATCTGCTATTATGCTTCTTTGTTCTTGGTCAGAGTAGTATCCCATAAAAAACTAAAACCTTTCTTTTTTTGATAATCATATTATACTTCGCAAAAAATTACAAATAATTCATAATAAATTATAGTAAAAACCACAATTTGTTCAAGATATTATCGGAAAAAACACAAAATATACTGTTTTTTCAATATTTTAGTCAAAAATGCAATGTTGATGTTAGACTAAATATTTCGCAATATAGTATATTTTATATACAAAAAATTATAGAAATTATTGAAAATCAAATTAAAATGAATTATCATTATATTATATTCATGACGAGGGGAAAACATAAACAGGGGGAGTCAAATGAAAATATGTCTAAAGGCTTGCAGGATAAATGCCAAGATGAATCGTAAGCAATTTGCCGAGAAACTTAATGTCTCGGAGTCTACTATATTTAACTGGGAGAATGGTAAAACAGAACCCACATTGAATAATCTAAGAAAAATAAGCGAAATCTGCGATATTCCTATTGATTATATAAGTACGGATTAATTCATTTATTTTGATTTATAGTTCATTATTATTTATGAATCAGAAAGGAAATGCGCATGTTAGGAATGGTAATTAAAGTTTTTAAAAAAAAGAAATATACAAATAGAAGTTATGGTTTTATAAGCGCATATGATGGTGAATCATATTGGTTTAATTTAAAGGGCCTTGAAGATATAAAGGTTGGAGATGAAGTTAGTTTTTCAGGGAGCGTAAATGGAAAAGGATTAGTTGCGAGATATGTTAAAAAAGTTACTGAAGAAAATTGATATTCAGATATTTATTTATACAGTAATTATTGTCGCAATGATCTACTTGTTTTTTGATCTTGTTTCGATAGATGCCGGAGGAAAAGAAGCAGATGCGTCAGAACAAGTAGAAATCATGCATTTAGAAGAAAGTAATACACAAAATGTATATGCAAGCAATTCACCTGTTGAAATGGGCACAAATAATATTGTAGAGCTAACTATAGAAGAAGCGCAGCTTCTTATGAAAATTGCTTGGAGCGAAGCAGGCAATAAAGGAATTGAAGGACAACTTGCAATAATGAATGTCGTAATGAATCGAGTAGCAGATGAAAACTTTCCTAACACTATAGAGGATGTGATCTATCAAAAACTTGGCAATCATTATCAGTTTACAGTTGTCGGCAATGGAGTATTTAAAAACGCTGAGCCTACAGAGGAAACACATCTTGCATTAGCAGAACTTGAAAGTGGAAAAGATATTTCACAGGGAGCATTGTTTTTTGAAGCTTCCACAAAAAAGAGCTGGCATAAGAATCATAGAGAATTTCTTTTCGAGGATTACGGCCATAGATTCTATAAATAAGAGAGAGCCACCTAGATTTCTCTAAGTGGCTTTGGTTAAAAACATGACATTAATCATATTTTCGCTATTTATTATGGCAGAAAGGTCATATTATGTCAAACACTAAAGACTGGTTTCAGGAAGTTTATTCAAATAATAAGGGAACTATCAAAAAACTTACAAAGATTGCTGCTGAGAGAGACATGACTTTAAGACTTTCTATACATCCGGATGGAGAAGTGTTTTTTACAGCAAGCAATGAAGAAGTTCTAAAGACAATCATAAATAATTCAAAAACAATTTCATATACAAAATATTGCTTGGAGGAGGGTGAGTAATGGCAACAACAGACAAAAACTATTTAACATCGGTACATTCTGGGATTACTGCAAGCCTCGAAAAACAGGTTTCTGCACTTCCATCTGATTTTAATAAACAGAGATTTGTGCAGAACTGCATGACCGTTTTACAAGATGGGCAAGCTGATTTTTCAAAGTGTGAACCTTCAACAGTTGTAAGAACACTTCTTAAAGGTGCATTTCTCGGATTGGATTTCTTCGCCGGTGAATGTTATGCGATTCCTTATGGAGATAAATGCAGTTTTCAGACGGATTACAAAGGCGAGATCAAGTTAGCAAAGAAGTATTCAAGCAATCCTATTAAGGACATATATGCAAAAGTTGTCCGCGAAGGTGATGAGTTTGAAGAAGTGATCGAGAATGGACAGCAGAAATTGAACTTTAAGCCCCAGGCTTTTAATGACGGTGAGATTGTCGGAGCATTTGCAGTTTGCCTTTATAAAGATGGTTCAATGATCTATGACACCATGAGTAAGAAAGAGATTGAGCATACCAGGCAGTCATTTTCAAAGGCGGCTAATAGTAAGGCTTGGAAAGATGCCTATGGTGAAATGTGTAAGAAAACTGTTCTTAGAAGATTGTGTAAATTGATTGATCTTAATTTTGACAATAACGAACAATTTAAGGCTTTTGAGGATGGTGGTGCTTTTGATGTTAAGGGGACAGAGCCTAAAGAAGTCGAAAAGGCAGTAGATATTATGAGCGATGTGATAGATGTTGAGGGGACTATTATAGAGGTCCCAGAAAATGAGTGATTTTATTCTTGATGAATCAACATATTATTCGTTAGAAGCGGATATGAAGTGGTGTTCAGCTTCACAATTTAAGGATTTTTGTGGGTGTCCTTTTATTCCAGGATGTGAAGCAAGAACAATGGCTAAATTAAAAGGGGAATATAAGCCAGAGGTTACAAATGCTTTACTTATCGGGAGCATTTTAGATGCTCTTTGGGAGAACGATGATCCTGAATATATAGCGGCAAGATTTCCTGAATGCGTAAGTACAAGAGGAGCGACAAAAGGCCAGCTTAAAAGCGAGTTTCAATCAGCTATTACTATGTATCAGAGAACTTTGCGAGAAAAGAAATTTTGCATATATATGAGTGGAAATAAGCAAACGATTATGACCGGAATAATTGCTGATCTTCCTTTCAAAATAAAGATTGATTCATACATTGAAGGGAGAGCAATAGTAGACCTAAAAACTACCAGAACGCTTGATAGAGATTTTAGGTTATATATTCCGGATAGTGGAGAAAAGCTTACTTGGTATAAAGCTTTTGGATATGACATACAGCTTGCGATTTATAGGGAGATAGTAAGACAGAATACAGGTGAATCATTAAGGTGTTATCTAGCGGCAGTTGATAAAGAGAAGCATCCTATGTGTGACATTATAGAACTTCCTGCAAAGATGCTGGATGAAGCCTTGGAGCATGTAAAGAGAAATTGCAAAAAAATAATTATGCTTAAGAATGGAGAGATCGAACCAATTAAATGTGAACATTCATCTTGCGATTACTGTAGAGATAAACATGAATGCCAAGTTCTAAGCTCAGATGAATTTGAAACACATGAAATTGAGGGGACATAAGATGGGGAAACATAAATCAATTGTAACAAAATATGAGAATTTTTCTGCTTTCAGCGGCAGCCCTAAACAATGCGAACATCATCTTTTGTTTGGTCGGGGGATAAGGCAACTTGCAGATGATGATGGGATTTGGATTCCTTTACTTGATGAAGAACATAATGCATCAGAAAAAGGGATTAAGTTCCAAATTCATGAGAATCCGGCCGCTGAAAAATTGTCAAAAATGTGTGGGCAACTTGCATGGGAGCGTAAATATCTTGCGGATAAATTAGCATCGGATGAAAACCTTGGACATCAATCTTCAGATGATTGGATGGACGAAGCAAGAGAAGCATTTAGGCGAAGATATGGTGAAAGCTGGTTATAAAAAGGGGGAAATAGACATGGAAATAAATGAATGCAGATTAGACGCAACGGTGGTACTTAACAATATTAAAGCACATAATTATACGATTCAGGATTATCCAATGTCTGAATTTGAATCACGGATTGTAATAAAAGCACTCAATCGTTATCTTGCAGATTTGAAATTTGAGCAGGAAATAAAGGTTCATTGATATGTTGCAGTTTATTATACCAGAAAATTGCACAATGCCTAAAGTTGTTATCAGCGGGAATTATTATGGCAGTAAGACATTTCCCAGCCTTAATAATTTACTAGCCGAATATGGTAGGCATCCCAAAGGCGGCGGTGCAATGAAACGAAAATTTGAAAGGATTTGCTGCGATGAGGTCAGGTTTCAATTACCTGGATACATTGCCAAGAACCCTATCATACTTCATTACAGATTCTTTGAACCTTTGGATGGGCATTACAGAGACAATATGAATATTTTCTCGATGGCTGATAAATGCTTTGAGGATGCACTTCAGGTATGCAAGGTGATACCTAATGATAATCCTAAGTTCATGCTTAATACAACACATGATTTTTTTTATCTACCTGAGAGATATGGAGAGCCATATTTTGAAGTATACATTGAAGAAATCGATTCTTTTGGCTTGAAGGAATTATCACAGACAGACTGAAAGCCATTATAATCTGCGGTGGCGGAATAGGTAGACGCAACGCTGACGAGTGTGACAGATGATTCATGTAAGGTGCAAATCCTTACCCGCAGAATAGCTGAAATGGGCGCGACAGACTCATAAGACCAAAGGCAGAGCCATTATAAACAAAGATACCAACAAATGCGAAGCGCTTGGTACGGTAAGCCAAAATTTAAAAGGATAGAGTATTGCGGTGATGGAATAGGTAGACATTAAGGGCAAGAGATACGGTCGTTAGACCATTGCGGAGAACAGCGTATGTTTGCAGTAATGAGGAATAAGACTAACTCATTATTTTCGGTTGTGGGGTATCTCATGGGAGGTGCAAATCCTCTCCCGCAAAATCGTCAGAAATGACGAGCATAGACAAATCTTCTTTCATAGCGCTGTGGTGGCAGGAATAGGTAGACGCGGACAACATAAGTCTGTGGTCGAATAGAGCTATCGCGCGGGCTATTCGTAAACGAACCACGTTGTAGAGTGCAAATCTCTACCCACAGCATTACTTGCGCAAGGTAAAAGTAGTCAGTTAGCTCAATAGGCGGAGCGGTTGACCGTTAATCAATTGGTTGCGGGTTCGAGTCCCGTACTGACTATTCACCTATAAGGTGAACCCCTCATCTCATATCGCATACATGGTAGTACGTTAGCTTAAGTCGGTTAGAGCGCTTGGAAACAAGGGGATACAGGTTCAAATCCTGTGCGTGCTATTTAGGAGGTGCAAAAATGGCTGAAATCAAACAAGAATGTCCTTGGATGGTAGATATGTGGGGAATCTCTGTATGCAGACTATGTGTACTTCCTTGTGAACGAGTACCGCAAAATCTTTGTGACCAAAAAAAGGAAACAAATAAAAATGATTGTAAAACCTAAAAGAAATACTATTATAAATTTTCATTGTAAGGATACAAAATGCATGGTGTCACTTACTCCACAACAGAAATATAAAGCCTATATCAGTATGGAAAAGTATCAAGTAGAGCTTGTTCATCACAATTTTTATATAACACTTCCTTACGATGAGTACATTAAGTATTTCAGAGAAGAATCAGAGAAAGGAAGTACATGATCTGTGAAAACTGTCAAAAAGAGATAACCGGATTATTTATTCGCTACAAAGGGCATACTTTCTGTAGGTGTGATAATGATGCCTGTATTAAAGAATGGCTTTATGACCAGACAGACGGTGAATGTGAATATGGAACAATTTTTGATGGAGAGGAAATAACTTTATCGCCAAGCTGGACAGAAGAATATCTAAATACGCTTGGACTAAGCAAAAAGGACTTTTAGGAATGAAGATGAATATACAAAATAGCAACAATAAATTATCCGATACAAATAAGCGTCTTTCGGCTTTTAAAAGAAGATATTACACAGCAAGACAAAATATTGTTGAAGAAATAAATAGTAGACCTTTCGACAGTAAGATCCGATGTGGATTAAAAATGGCATTAGATATATTGGATGGGCAGCTTGACAATGGGGAAAATAATCAGCTTTAGGCATAAAACATATGTTGAATATGAAATATCAGAGCTTATATGCCTTAAATGTAAAAAAAGGTGGATAGGGGTTTTTCCTACAACACTTTTACTTAAGGATATTGAATGTACATGCGGTGAAAAAGGATATGTCATTAAAACCGGGCAATCATTAGATATTTGATTTTTAGGAGGAAAATTCAATGAATAGATGTATCGTTGATAACCATACAAATGAGCTTATAGCATATATTTCAGATTCACATGAAAATCTCGTAAAAGAAGGATATGAAATCTTAGAGTATGGATGTAATGAACCTGTATTTACTGATGTTGAAGGGCATATATATGTAAAAGACAATGCATTCATTACTGCTAAAAAAAAGGGGGATTAAAAATGTATGGCAGAAAAAAGGATGTTCTCAAAAACAATTGTTGATAGTGATGCATTCTTGGATATGCCTTTATCAGCGCAAGCTTTATATTTTCATCTTAGTATGAGAGCGGATGACGATGGTTTTCTAAATAACGCTAAGAAGATAATGCGAACAATAAACGCAAATCAAAATGATTATGATCTTCTTATAGCCAAGGCTTTTATCATTCAGTTTGATGATGGAATCTGCGTTATCAAGCATTGGAGAATAAATAATTATCTTAGAAATGACCGGTATAAACCAACAATTTATCAAGAACAAAAGAACATGCTAGAAATTAAGGATAATGGGCGGTATTCACTGATAGATCAGGATGGTATACCAGATGGATACCAATGTGTAACCCAGAATAGTATAGATAAGAATAGTATAGATAAGAATAAAAAAGATATATTGCCTGATAAAAAAGAACTAGAAATATGCAATGAGATTATTGAATATCTAAACTTGAAAGCCAACACAAAATTTAGATCAAATTCGGCAGCAACAAAAAGACATCTAAATGCAAGACTTGCTGAAGGTTTTACAATTGATGATTTTAAAAAGGTTATAGATGTAAAGTGTACACAATGGCTTAATGATCCGAATATGAAAAAATATCTTAGACCGGAAACGTTATTTACGGCATCACATTTTGAAAGTTATTTGAATGAATACGTTGAACCACCTAGATCAAAGTATTCAGATGCACTTGAAAGAATGAACAAACACATGGAAGAGAAACAAAAGGAAGCTGAAAACATAGATATGGGGGACTTTTACTGATGGAATGTGAAAAGTGTGGAGGAAGAGGCTGGATACTCTATAAGAAAGATGGCATTGATTTTGCTAAGCCTTGTGAGTGCCAGGAAGTAATGAAAGCTAAAAGTAGGCTTGATGCGAGTGGGATATCAGATGAATTTCATAAAAAAGGTTTTAAGAACTTTGATGATAGGGGAAAAGATGTATTAAGACATGCCCGAAATATGGCAGTAAAGTATTGTGCAGTTTTCCCTGAAATCAAAAGTACAAATCATAATTCAATCATATTTATGGGGCAGGTCGGAAGCGGAAAAACGCATTTATCAATGGCTATCTGTAACAATCTTATGGATACACATAAGGTAGGCGTTAGATACATGCCATATAGAGATGAGATCACTAAGATAAAGCAATCGATAAAGGATGAAGTTAATTATAACAACGCAATAAATAGATATAAAACATGTCAGGCACTTATGATTGATGACTTGCTCAAAGGGAAAAGCACTGAGGCTGATGTAAATGTTCTGTTTGAAATAATAAATTACCGGTATTTGAACATGTTGCCGATAATCGTAAGTACAGAAAAGACCAAAGATGAGCTTCTTGATTTTGACGAAGGTGTTATGTCAAGAGTTTTAGAGATGACAAAAGATTACCAGATAGAGATTATCGGAGAAGAATACAATTATAGGCTTCTGTAGGAGGCAATATGGCAAAATGTGTTTATCCGAAGTGCTACTCATGTGCACTTGAATATTGTATTAAAGACACTCAAGCATCTAAGAAAGAATGTAAAAAGATAGATAGAACTGCATATCAAAAGGAATATTACCAAAATAATAAAGCAAAGATTAAAGAACGGCATAATTCACAGGTTCAGTACATAAGATGGGTTGAAATAAAAAAGACAATCAACCGATTGAAAAAAGACATTGGTACAAACAATTATGAACTGATCATGGATGAGCTAGAAAAGATAAAGAGATATAAATACTCATAACGAAAATGTTTAATCACGAAGGAGATCAGGATGAGAAAAGATGATAGAAAAATCTGTGGTACCTGTAAATGGAAACGTCAGGAACTTCCATTCTCAGATTATTACTGTTCAAATGAGGAAAGTGATTGTTACACACTTGAATGTGAATACACAGATAGTTGCTGCGATTGGAAAGAGAAAGAAAGGACATCTTAAAATTTTCGGAATCCAAAAAAACTGACATAAATTTAACAATATTTTCGGATTCCGAAAATTTGTAAAAGAGGAATGATCTATGGATTAAAAAAAAGCACACAAAACCAATTCATATTACATGTCTCAAGTGCCACTATGAACTTGAATTTGCCGGTAAAAAGATTGTTGGAGTAATAAATAAGATGCTTAAAGAATGTGAAGATGAATTGGTTTATAAGACAGAAGAACTTGCAAAACAGAAATTCAATAATTATACAGGTGCTTAAGGAGGAGTAATGAAACATTTGGGGGATATTACAAAAATCAACGGGCATGATGTTCCATTAGTTGATATCGTAACCGGTGGTTCTCCGTGTCAGGACCTCAGTGTTGCAGGGAAAAGAGCAGGACTTGAAGGTGAGAGGTCAGGGCTTTTTATGGAGCAGATAAGAATAGTCAAGGAGATGAGGGATGAGAGCATTAAACAATTACAGTTGCGAGGGGCAGATGTCGATATTCGACTTATTAAGCCAAGATTCATGGTCTGGGAAAACGTCCCCGGAGCCTTTAGTTCAAACCACGGAGAAGACTTCAGATGTGTTCTTGAAGAAATTTGCAGAATTGCGGATAAAGCCGCCAATGTACCTATTTCTAGGGGGGGAAAGTGGTCAACAAGCGGTTGCATCGTGGGAGATTGGTGGAGCGTTGCTTGGCGTTTACATGATGCGCAGTTTTGGGGAGTTCCCCAGAGAAGAAAGAGAATCGCACTTGTCGCAGATTTTGGAGGAAAATCCGCACCCGAAATACTCTTTGAGCGCAAAAGCATGTCAGGGGATATTGAACAGGGCAAACAGGAGAGGAAAGAAACTACCGGAGATATTAGAGAAAGCGCTTATCAATCAGCTTACACCCTTAAAATCCGAGGGGGGGCAGAAATAGATAGTTATGGAAAGAGAGCTGGCAAAGGAGCTTTGGTTCAAACAGAAAAAAGCGGAACACTTGGAGTAAGTCAAGATCAAACACTTATCACAGTTGGGGATTGTTATAGTGTTGATGAAAAAATGGGACAGACTTATGTACACGAAGATCAAGGCAATACTTTATCAGCAAGAGATTATAAGCAACCACAAGCTGTTGTATATGCCACACAAGCAAGCGGAGATAGAGATAATCCTTCGCAAAGCTTTCAAGAAGAAAAGGCTTATACAATTCCTTCAAACTCCATGAGTGATCGCGGACAGGCAATAGTATATGGACTTTGTTCTGATGGCAGCAATTCAATGAGAAGTCCTAATCCATATAGCGGATATTATGAAGCTGATAGTTCGAGAACTCTTGATAACAACGGTGGCAATCCTGCCTGCAATCAAGGTGGAATGATAATTGTAGACAAAGAACCTATGTGTATACAAAGACGTTTTTCTTCAGTCAATGTATCAGAAAATGGTATATCACCTACACTTGAAGCAGGAGCAGGAGAAGGTGGAAACAATATGCCGATGATTGCTCAAGAAAAACCTTGTGTAATGACATATCAGGACAAAACAGGAACGTTATCTCCAGGTGCACATGCAGGAAGCTATAACGGACAAGATGCATATAATGACATGCTTGTTATTGGGGGGGGTACAGAACCAACAACAGCCAGTAAAGCCTCATTTTTTTTAAATGCCCGTAGCGATGGAAAATCGGATACACTTGTCGCTACGGATTATAAAGATCCACAACTTGTATGTTATGCACTTGATAGAGCTTCCTTTAATCAAGGTAAAAATGCTCAGTATGATTTTTCAATTCAAGAGGATATAGCACAACCACTTGTCGCTAGAGGACCAGGGGGGTACTGACACAGTTGGGGCATTATGCGCAAGAGACTACAAAGGAGTAGGGAATCAATATGTCAGCGAGGGAAAAGTCATTGTTCAAAGCAATAGAAAATCATCCCAATGACAGCAGAGTAAAATTTAGCGAAAACAATACTGTTCAGACATTAAGCAACCGCATGGGAACTGGGGGGGGGTAACGTACCTTTAGTCCTACAAGAACCGATATTACTTGAAAGCAATCAAAATCATGCGACCATACAGACAAATGGTATATCAACTTCATTACCTGCAAGCATGGGGATGGGAGGAGGTTATGTTCCGATGATAACAGATAACATTAAAGAGTCAATCGTATACAGAGGAGATTCAATAACATCGCCAGTAAATGCATCTAATCCAAAACCAGAGTCATGCCACACATTAACAGACGATAGCAGAAATTACTTGGTTGAAAAAGAAATAGGCACAGTTGTAAGGAGACTCACACCTCTTGAATGTGAAAGACTTCAGGGATATCCGGATGGATGGACTGATATAGGAGAATGGATTGATAGCAAAGGAAAGAAACACAAGGATGCAGACAGCCCGAGATATAAAGCACTTGGTAACTCAATAGCACTCCCTTTTTGGCAGTGGATGGCTGAAAGAATGACTAAGGTTCTTAAGGATGATGGAATAGAGAATCCTACAATGGCAAGTCTTTTCGATGGCATATCTGGATTTTGTCTCGTATATAAAAGGTGTGGCGCAGAACCAATATGGACTTCAGAAATTGAGGAGTTTCCTATTGCAGTTTGCAAAAAACATTTTGGTAACGAAGAAACGGGCGAAAAGGGGGATATAGATGGATATATCTAATTGGAGAAAAACATATATTTTCCCGGAATATTATCTTGTTTCAGATGATGGAAAAGTTAAAAGTATAAGATCAAATAAATTATTAAAGCCGGCATGCGACAAAGACGGTTATTTATATTATGTATTGTGCGTAAATGGTATCAGAAAGACAATTAAAGCTCATCGACTTGTCGCTATGGCATTTATTGATAATCCGGAAAACAAACCTGCTTTAGATCATATCAATGGAATAAAGACAGACAATAGAAAGGAAAATCTAAGGTGGGTAACAAACAAGGAAAACACTAACAACCCAATTACGCTTACAAAAGTAATTGCAAGAGGAAAAGAACGATTGCCATTGTTATTTCAACGAAGTGCTGAAAGAAATTTTGGAAGAATAAAAACTGCTATATACAAAGATGGAATTGAAATTGGGAAATTCACTTCTCAAAAATTAGCGGCGGAATATGTAGGCGTTTCTATTGGAAAGGTTTCACAATGCGTATCTGGCAAAAAGAAATCATGTAAAGGTTATACGTTTAAGAAGATTGAAGAATTTCCAATAGCAGTAACAAAAATACACTTTGGAGAAGATGCATGAGATATATAGACATTCTAGGTACACAATATGAAGTAATTAAACAAAGCGAAAAAGATAATCCAAAGCTTAAAGATGCAAATGGATTATGCGAACCATATACAAGGCAGATTATATATGCAGAACAAGAGGCAGGTATAGATGTATTTGACAATATCGAAGCATTTAATAGAAAGACACTACGCCATGAAGTTATTCACGCATTTTTTGCTGAGAGTGGATTAACTGAATATATGGAAGATGAAGTATTAGTTGAGTGGATAGCAGTGCAATTCCCTAAAATTTCACGGGTTATGAAGGAATTGGGAATCAGTGAATAACAGTATGTAGTGTGCTAAATGAATAGTGGAGATAAATGAATGCGAAAAAACACAGTCCTAAATAACATCAACGCTTTAATCTCAATATGCCGCCAAAAAGAATTTTATGACAAAGAATTTGATGAGGCATTACGTGAAGCATATAAAGCAATTGAAACACTAGAAGTAGGATATTGGGTTAATGTGGACGCAACTCACAGTCAATGTTCGCAATGTCATGCTATCTTTGAAATAAGTTCGCCTAAAGGTGAATATGAAGGAAATTCAAATTATTGTCCTAATTGCGGAGCAAAAATGGAAATATAAATGAATGATATGGAGAGAAATATAAATGACTAAAGACCAAAAAACTGCCATTAAAGCAATGTTATATGCATTTGATAGGTATGGCGCTAATAGATTATGTGGCTCATTCTTTATGCCGGATGGAAAAAAAGATCCCAATTACATGATGGGATTTGGTGACGCTTATTACATATGTCGTGAGATGATTAACGAGGCTGAAAATGACAAATAGAGAGAAGTTTAAAGAAATTTTTGGGATAGATGTTAAATGGAGCAGTGCGTTAAGCCCTCAAATATTAGCATTACGTTCTATAGAATTAATAAATTCAGGAACGGATGCAGCAGAAGAATGGCTTAATGCCGAATATAAAGAAAAGACTGCGAATTGGATGCTTAAGCAAAGAGATAAGTTTGTTGATATATGTTGTCCTATTTGTGGACATACAAGAGTTGAAGAATATGCATATAACTACACGGTAGACCAATTAAACAAAGAGGATTTGCAAAAGCTTTACAAAGAAAGTGGCATGTATTATTGCGAGAAATGCGGTGCAAAGATGCTTTTCTGACTAAAAATATGGAGGATTGACGATGGAAGAAACGAATATTGCACCACAATATAATTGGAATGCAACTTTAGAAAATCTTAAAGCAATGGCTTTTGGGGAGCAGGCTTTTGAAAGGTTTAGTGCCAAAGAAAGAGAAACGCTTAATGCAGCAATAAATGTCTATGAAAATGCATATGCTATTGAAACTTGTAATCTTGAGCTTGCACTTGAAAATGAAGATCTGGAAGAAAAACTCAAAAAGTTAACAGATGTACTTGAAGCAGTTTATAAATGCCCGGCATGTATTCTTGATAGAAACGATGCTCTTAATAAGATTATGGAAACGTATAAGGAGGTGAAGAACAAATGTATTCATCAAAAACAATATTATTAGCATTCATATTTCTTGCAACATGGATGGAATTCGTCAATCTTTTCAAGGTTATGTACAAAAATGATATTCCTTGGTTGAATAATATCTTGCTTGCAATTGGAATAGTTGGAGTGATCGCTTATTTCATATAAGAGGGGGAATAAAGGGATATTTTGGAGAACCAATAATAGAATTAATTAATGAGAGGAGATTTGTATGCAATATAGAAAATTTGAAGAAATAGTTGTTGAATATCCATCGCCTGATCTATGTACTTATCCGGAGTATAAAGGCAAACCGTATTTTGGAATCAAATATTTGGAGAATGAAAATCATATAATCGGCTATGGCACATATAATCCCAAAGTTTTATCTGATTTTTTAGAGAAATATTTTATTCCAAGATGGATTCCGGTTAGCGAAGATTTACCTGAAGATATAAAGCCAGTTCAAATCACTTGGAAGAACAATGATCCGGAAACATATTATCAGAGCATAAAAGGGAAACACTTTACCGGCACAGCACATTATAAAGATGGCAAATGGTATTGGTATTCAGACGTTACGGAAGATTTACTTGCGGAATATGGAAGGTGCGATAGATACGAATTTGATTCCGCAATAGAAGTTGTTGCATGGATGCCAATGGCAGAACCATATGAGACGGAAAGTGAGATTGAGAAATGACATATAGAGAATTGTTTTATAAAGCCAAAATGCTAGCTGATAATAACAAAATCACTTTAGGCGAATACGAGGAAATGACTAAACCGCTTGATAGAGAAATTGAGCAAGAGCCTGTTCTTGACAAGATAAGAGCCGAGATAGAACAAAACGCATATCCAATAGTACACGGAGTTAATAACCATGAAAAAGGTATGACGTTATACGGCGTATTACAGATTATCGACAAGTACAAGGCAGAAAGTGAGGGCGAGGATGGGGAGATTGATTGATGCAGATATATTGATTGCTGAATTAAAAGAGAGTGCTTTACATCATTGTAATAATTCAAGAGAAGATAGCTTATTGCAAAGAGATAGAGTTATTGTAAGAGCGCAACCAACAGTAGAAGCAATCCCAAAAGACGAATATGAAAGCCGTTTAAAGGCTGATATGGTGGCTATGCTTAAAGAGATACAGTTGGAGATTGAGGAAAATTCATATTCAGAAAATGTGTATGGAGATGAGTATGGTATTAATAAGGTTATTTCAACAGATGATATTTATCAGATTATCCAACAGAAAATCGACAAGTGCAAAGCAGAAAGTGAGAAAACATGAGCCTACATATTACAAATAAGGAAGTACAAAAACAAATTAAACAGCTTGGATATAAAGGATGTAAAAATTGCCAACATCAAATAGAACCATTAAGAATGTGTAAATGGGCTGAACAGGGCGGTGATGGACGTATTCATTTGATTTGCCCTATGTGGGATAAGGAAGAAAGTGAGGATAAATGAGTATTGAAGATAAAATCAGAAATGCTAAATCTAATGATTGGCTAACAGAAGGCATTCCCAAATGGCAAATATGGTTGATTGTAAGATGGGCAGTATTCAAAGCGAGATTTGAACTGTTTTTGAGAAAAGTGAGGATTATAGATGGCAAAGCGTGAATTGATAGATAGAAGCAACCTTGAGATTACACCAATCGCGACAGATGATTATGGCGGAAATAAAGTTGTAGCCGCAGTGCTGCTGGAAGATGTTGAAAAGGCACACGTAATCACCGAACAGGAGATAATAAAGCCCTATATCGAGAAGCTGAAAGCAGATGTCGAGGCCCTCAACGCAATTAACCTTGACCTTGCAGCTGAGAACGAGGACTTGGTAGAGAGAATCGGAAAACTCATCGGATATATAGATTTCTTGAGGAACACAGCACAGGGGAAGAAGAAAAGCCTCAATCTCTTGGAGAAGGTTGTTAAAGGCGAGTTGGAAGAGATTCGAGCAGAGGGAGAGAATTTTGTTAAGCTGAGAACGGGCTATATACCTATTGATGATGTAATGTCAGTGTTTGATGATTTTATGTGCGGCGAGGTGGATGAAGAGGGCACAGAAACATTTTTGGAAATGCTGAAAGACAAGGCAGAAAGTGAGGAAAAATGAAAAGATACATAGCTGCTTTAGAGATTGAAGATGATGAAGAGATTATTGATGCAAGCGTGTCTTACAGTTACAGAAGTAATGGCATGAATTACAAAGCAACAGAAAGAATGCAGCTTAAAGAAGAAAGCGAGGATGCAAGGAATAAAACATATGAAGATGGATTAAATGATGCATGGGAAGCGGCAAGAACCGTTGTTGATTGCAAAGTGCCTTTTGATTTTTGGGAATTGTCAAGCGGGCAATCAATGTTGGCAGTATTTAGACGATATTCGGTAAAAGAAGCGATAGAAAAGATTCGAGAATACGAGGAAGAACAGAAAAAGGCGGCTGAGATTAAGATAGGCGACAAAGTAACTGATGATGACGGATGGGAGGGCGTAGTGACGTGGATAAGCCCCGATGGCGAGTACCTATTGATAATACAGAAAGATGGAACCGCACTTCATTGGAAGAAAGAGAGTTTCAAAAAGACAGGGCGGCACTTTTCACAGATAGAAGAAGTATTAAAGCGGTTGCAGGAGGGCGAATGATACAGAGACAGAAAGTGAGGAGCCATGAAACATAAGATTGATTATATGTTACAGATTATACAGTTATATTCTTACAAATTACCCACATGTAAGATTGGTAATGCTATTATGGATTTTCGGCTAAAATACATACTGAACAGAAAGTGAGGGATAAAGAATGGCTAATGCAAAGAAATGTGATATTTGCGGAGACCTGTATGAGTCTCCTATATGTAATGATGTAGTTAGAATCCATTTAGATTTCGGACATATGGGTGACCGCTATGTTGATTTATGTGATGTTTGCTACAGAAATGTTTGTAATTTTGTTAAACCAACTCTTCCGAAAGATTGCTCAGTTGAAAGAAGAAAGTGAGAAGTAAAGATGGCAACATATGAAATCACGGCAGAAATGAATTTGAAAAAGATTATCGCCGAATCAAAGGAAGTCGCACAAGCCTTAAATGACTTCGCTGATAATCTTGAACGGATTGAAAAGAAGTATGCAGAGTCGCAGAAAAGTGAGGGCGAAAAGTGAAGAAACCTGCATTTGTTGAAATGGCAGAAAAAGACATGAAATTTGAAGCGGATTACGTAGTAAAAAATCTTATAGATTATGCAGAGCGAAACTGTATTGAATATGATTTTATTTGCGAAACATTCCTAAAGGCGTTTCACAAAAGAGCAAAAGAAAAGTGAGGGATAAGAAATGAGTTTTTCACAACAAGTTAAACAAAGCATAAACGGAGATGAATATTATACCCCACAAAAAGCGGTGGATATGATTATTCCATATATTCTAAGGGGGGTATAAAACAATATGGTGCCCGTTTGATAAGGCGGATAGTAAGTTTGTAATGACTTTTAAGGATAAAGGCTTTGATGTCAGTTATGGACATATAGAAACAGGACAGGACTTTTTTGAATATCAAAAACCAAAGGGAGATATAGTTGTATCTAATCCACCATTCAGCAAGCGAGACAAGATATTTCAAAGGTTGTATGAATGGGATATACCGTTTGCTTTGATTATCAACTTTAACGGATTGTTTGATAGCAAAAAAAGAGCAGATATTTTTAGAAAACATAAGGTTGAAGTGCTTGTGCCAAGAGGAAGAATGAAATTTTACCACAGGGATAAAGGGCTATTAAATAGTCCGAATTTTCAAAGCATATATGTCTGTAATCGGTTATTAGATAATCAGATTGTTTTTGACGAAACTACGTTTTGAACCACAGGAAAGTGAGGAATAAGGAATGGCAGATATAGAGTTGGTAATTAAGATACCAGAGGAAACTGTAAATGGAATAAAGGATAATGCTATGTTCGCTAAAGATATAGCAGATCGTATTAAGTGGGATATAACAAGTGCAGTAGTCAAGGGTGTTCCACTTCCTAAAGGGCATGGGAGAATAGGAGATTTAGATGCTTTACGATGTGAAAACACTGATTTTGATACATATAAAGACTATTGCACAATGTTTGATGAAATTGACGCGGCAGAAACAATCATAGAAGCAGATAGGAGAGAGGTAGAAGATGGGAATAACGATTGATGAAGATATGGCAAACAAAGTGATAGATAAGTTGCCCTCTGCAATACCACTATCCGAACATGAAAAGTTTATATTATCTCAAATGGTTAATTCTGATGCAAAAACCATTGAAGAGATTGGTCTAATGTATCAAAAACAGTTAGCTGAAATATATCAACAACAGGATTTTACTTGAATCGTTAAAGGAGGACAGGAGTAATGGCGAAGCGTGAATTTATATCAAGAGAAGAAGCGTTATCACATCCGTTCGCTAATGGCAAATACGACCATAAAAACGCAGATATAAACTTTATATTAGGACACGAAAGCTATAAAGAATGGTTGGAAACCTTTCCTGTGTTTACCGAGCAGGAGATAGTTAAGCCTTATTTTGAGAAGTTGACAACTAAAATACAGCAACTAAGAGGTTGCTCATGTTCAAATTCAGATGGAGTTATTGATGATATAGAAGATATAATAGACAACCTATTATCAGAACAGGAGGTGCAGGAAGATGGCAAATAGGTGTTTATTAGCAAAGACTAGATTAGAAGAGTTTAAGCAATGGCTAATTGCTAAAGGATGGCAAATACAGGAGCCAAAAGGAGAATATGAAGTATTGAGAGCTGTTAATAAAGAAATACGCAAAAAGCCACTTATAATCTTTACCAGAATTGATGCCAAGGTGCATTACAGCATTCAGGATAGTGACACGGGTATTATAAGAGAATTTTTAGCTGAGGGCAGAGAGAATGACGTTAACTGATTACATGAAAGAAAAGTATGATAACCGGGAAGATAAAGATAATATATTTGGCGTTGGTATAACAGATGCAGAGTTCATACATTTTGCGATAGAGTATCTTCTTGGCGAAAATTGGTACGTTGTAGATCCTTTGGGAAAGAATCAGATTAACGAAATTGCCTTATATGAAATTCTTGAGAAGTATTCAAAGAGATATAAAAAAGAGATTAGAGCAAATGAACGAAGAAAGAAAATGCAAGGAATGTAAGCATTTTAAGCTTGTTAGCCATTCGCATATTATGGACAAAGATAGATTTCCTATTTGGTCATGTGAGAAGTGGGATTGCGAATTTGAAAAGGAAGAAAAAGATGAAGATAACAATTGATTGGTCTATCAGAGTCCCAAATTTTATTGCACCGTACATACCAAACATTGTTTATAAATTTTGTGATGTAATAGTAAAGGTCAGAACCGGAGAGCCACTTAGTAATAAAAGCGTAAGAACGTATCTTGTAAAAAAACAAAAAAAGAAAGATATGCACGCATAACTTATCACGGTCAATTATGGGAAAGGATTGGATAAAAATATGGGCGGAAAATATTCTATTCATGCAAGAAATTATAAAGATAAAGTATGGATGATTGGATTGTTCACTGATAATTTACTACAAGCTATTTTTACCTGGATTAAAGCATTATTTCTCTATGATCTAGTTGATTTTACAACAAGGAGAGAACGTGATGAGAAAAATAGTGATTGATATATCAGATAAAGCATACGCTCATACATAAAATCTAGGATGTATATGGCACCAAGATAATAAGGAGATTGCAAATGCAATAAATGATGGCAAAGTGCTACCGACATTTAAAACTAAAGGAGATATGGTCATATATATGCTAGGCCGATTTGTTTATTCTTGTAACCTTGATAATGGTTTTATTGAAGTATGCTTACAAAAAGGTGACGAGGAGATTATTATAACCTGTAGCGAAGCGTGGTGGAATGCACCATATGAAGAATGACATAGGAGATGATAACTTGATTAAAGAATTAATGCAGGAATGGATACTAGAACGCAATGTAGTAATAAGAAGCTTAGATGTTGAAAAATTTAAAGCATTTTGGAAAAAATGGAGTGCAAGAGGATTTTATAGAAATGGGCTTCCGCTTCCGGATGATGAAGTAATCGAAATATCACTTTATAAGATGCTCTATAATTTAGAAAGCGCAACAGAAGAAGAAAAAAATAAAGCAAAAGAGTGGCTTGAAAGTAGGGGCTATGACATATATGTAATGTAGGGGAGAAAAAATGACAATATTAAATGAAAGGGAATACCGTATTTTCTTATCAGCTATGAGTAGAGAAGAAAAGGTATGTAGACTCTTAGATGATAAAGACGGGTATCAGAATAAAGGAATAAAGTTAGTTCCGATATGCAAAAGTATAAAACATAAAGTTAAATCTGCGGTTCCGGCCAAGTATGCATATTGGGAAAATGCAAGGACTGAAGGTAAATATAAATGTTCTGCATGTAAAGGAAAACACATAGATCCTGAAGAGGGTGAATGGGAAGAAGTATTTGATTATAGATATAAGTATTGCCCAAATTGCGGAGCACAAATGGATATTGGAAGGGATTAGATGCTATGTATTGTCATGCATAGAAAATGATAAAAGGGGGTATAAATGACATTTTATGAAGCTTGTAAAGAGATTGAAAACATATCATTTGTAGATCCTGAAATAATTAATAGTTCGCGTAGCCAATCATTGAAAGATCGAAAGCAAACATTAGCAGCTCTTACAATTTTAGAGTTAGCACAAAAAGGTAAACTATTTTCTAAAGAATATGTAGATCAGGTGTTGTGGGAAAGAGATATAGCCACAACGCAGCTTGACGAAATAGGAAAAAGCCTTGGTGAAAAAATGGATGATGTAAAAACTGTAATTACTGCAAGATGGATAGAAAAAAGACACGGATACTTTGAATGTTTAAATTGTCATTGTGATACCAACAGACTTGATAAACATGGCTACCCTATAGGACAAGACGTAAAACATAATAGACCAAAATATTGTCCACATTGCGGAGCAATTATGGAGGAATGAATTATGAAGATTACGCTTGGCATATCAGTAATATTGATCGTTTATTATTTAGGATATTCCATAGGTTTTAAATCCGGTGTTAGAGCATTTGTAGAAGAACTTAATAAGATGTCAAAAGAGTTTTTAGATAAGACAAATGAACTTAAGAAGGAAGTTAATAAGACAAAGGAACTTGAAAAAGAATTTGAAAAAGAAAACAATATTATAAAGGAATGTGAATGATGACTAATTATAATGATCTGAACATTTTTGAGAAAGCTAATCTTGCCAGGGATTTAAACATGGATACTGTTGACCAAGTAGCTGCAATGATAAATGCTAAGACAACCAATAGAAGTCAAAGAAGAAGGCTTGAAAAATCCTTAAAGAGAGTAAATACAATTTACAGTCACGTTCAAAATAGAGTTGATAGAAGCGCTTATACACAGTATCAAAAAGCAGTTGACGAAAATTTTCTTCACTTCTACTCTATTCTAGCTCTTACGATGAAAGAAGATTATCACTGGAGAGAAGATGAAACACACGATCAGATAAGCTCACTTTTGGAAAAAGTAGATAATAAGATAAATAAGTATGCTGAAAAGGGATATAATACAAAAGATTTAGTTAAACTTTTAGATGAAACATGTGATATTAAACTCATAGCTGATACTCATTAAAAAAATTTTCGGAATCCGAAATTATTGACAAAACTTTAACAGTTTTTTCGGAATCCGAAAATTTTTAAGTGGAGGCAAATTATTATATTTTCTGTGCCTGAATGGTACTTATCTGATTAACAATATCATCAAGATTACCGGCCTTGTCATATGCTATAGCAAGCTTTTTAAGCTGTCCCGGATTTAACCTCATTAGATCATTATCATCAATCTTTGTATCTGCGAAAACTTCCACTCCTTTATATTTTCCTGCCATAAGTTCAGCAAAAATATAAGCGTTTTCTAAAATCAGTCTAATATCATTATATTCAGCCATAAGACTATTTATCTCTTTTGGCTTTAGATCATCTAACTGATTGCTTTGAATTGTTTTTCTAAAAGCAGAAAACTTAGAAGAATACTTATCAAATAAAGTAAGATTCTTTTTATCATCTGTTTTAACCGGCGAATCTTTCTCTTCATTTGGTCTTGCAGAAAATAAAGCAGCAATAAGCGAAGATACTTTTGCTTGTCTAATAGAATCGTCATAACTTTTATCAAAATCATCGGTACTATGAAGCTGTTTAAGAAGCTTATCAACATCTTTTCCAAGAAGCTTATGCCCATTTTTTACAGCGTCCATAATAGCCTTAACAATAATCTTCTGACTATCCTTATCGTAGCTACAGATAGAAGCCGCCTGCTCGATAAGAATTACACCATCACGTTCTGCTTCTATAAGTTCATCACAAGCCTTTAATAGCGATTTATATTTCCATACAGTGTTTTTCTTGGCATTAAATTCATCGCAAACAATATTGTCAATCTGAGCCTGACTTTTTATTCCTTGCTTGCGTAAGATGTTTTCAAGATATTTAATCTGATGTGCGATATAAATATCTCCACCTTCAGCAGATGCCTTGATAGAGCCTCTTGAGTGTATGTTTGCCCTTAAAAACTGTAATCGTCTGTCAATCTCGTCTTTAGGATATGGATAAACGTCACATTTTACCTTTTCCTTTTTTAGATATTTCATCGCGGCTACTCTTCGGTGTCCGGAATAGATCATGAATTTACCTGAATCTTCACCGGAAAGTTCCCAGACTTCAACAGCAGTCTTAAAGCCAACTTCTTCAATTCCCTTTGCAAGATTAGAAATAGAATCGTCTGTTACCGGGCCAAAAACATAATCATTACCAAAGCCATCACTATCTATATAATCAACTAAAAGATCAATAGATATTTCCCTATCTGCGTTTTGAGGTTCAATTTTTGATTCTTTGATTATTTCTTTTTCCTGTTCTTGTTTTAAAGAAACCTTTTTCACATTGGAAAAAAAATCATTTGCCACTACCAATTACCTCCAAAAGTTCAGCTGCAAATTCTCTATAATCGTCAGCACCATTATTTGAGCCGTAGTTATATATTGAGCCTTTTGATAAAGCAACTTTCTTATCTGCAAGCTTAGTAACATCGGATATGTTCATAAAGCCTTGTACTTTCGGAATTGCCGCTGAGTCACGAATCGTTGTATTGAATGTATGAACAATAGATTCGTCAAGTCCTTTAAATTGTTCCTTGATATTACTCTGAACGGATTTTTTTCGTTCATATTTCGTGAGAAGAACACCATAAACTTCAAGTGAAGGATTAAGTTCTTCTTGAATTTCACCAATATTCTCTAAAAGAGATGCAAGACCATCAATAGCAAAGGTCTCCGGTTCCATTGGAATAATTATGCCATTGGATGCAGTTAATACATTATCCATCATTATGCCTGCTGAGGGACCAGAATCCATGACTATAACATCATAATCTTTTTCAATCGGCATGATTGCATTTTTTAATTTAGTTTCCCTTGCTTTAGCATTGATAAGTTCACCGATTGCTAATTTGAGTTTATTATTTGCCGGGGCTATGTCACCCATAGCATTGCCTTTAACTATGATCTCTGAAAGAGGAACTTTTTTTAAGATAGCATCATAGATAGTAAGCTCGTTTTCATTTACTTGAAAAACTTTACTAGAATTTCCCTGGGGATCGAAGTCGATAAGTAAGACCTTATAACCAATTTGAGTTAATGCGTCTGTAAGACAGATAGCAGTAGTTGTTTTACCTACACCACCCTTTTGATTTACAATTCCAATTTTAATAGCCATTTTTTAACCATCCTCTCTTAATTTTCGGAATCCGAAAATATTGATAAATATTTAACAATGTTTATATAATCAGTTCCAATCTAAGTTAATTTTCTTTTTCTTTTTTGCACAGTAGATTAGATATTGATTGATAAGTGTCTGATAGGGAATACCAGATACAGAAGCCTGATCTCTAAAGTATTTGACAGCATCAGCACTTACTTCCATTGTTACCCTTTGTTTTTTGATAAAAGGGATTTCGGTTTGAGAATCCATCATTGCATACCTCCATAATAGATTTTCAATTAAAAATCGAATATGCAAATTATACACATTAAAAATACATTTGGCAAGAGTTAATTTTATTTTGGCAACAACAATCCCTTTTTTGTTGTTGTTTATAAAAGAGTAAATTAATAGATAAAGTATATTAATAATAGATACGTATATTAATAAATATAATATATAACAACAATATTCTTTTATTAATTAGGGAAACAAGAAATGGCTTAAATACTGGGTTTGAGGCGCGTTAGTGTGTGCAAATATGGGAGTAATTGCGTGCAAATATGGGAATAATTGCGTCTAAATATGGGAGTAATTGTGTGCAAATAGCGGATTTTTCCAAAAAATAAATTGTGTATTAAAAGCGGAAAAGTTGTGTGCAAATATGGGAGTAATTGTGTGCAAATTTGGGAGCGGTGAATAGTGATTTTGGTAAAATGCGTACAAAAAGCGGATATGGGTAAAATTACGGCAATTTTTGTGCATAATACCAAATAAAATATTAATTTGCGATAACCATATTACAATAAAACAACTATAAATCGAATTGTCAAAACATTTAAACCGCATATCTGTGGGATAAATTAATCATGAACAAAAAGAGGGTGGCAATTTTTGTAAATTGTGCATAAAAAGCGGAAATTTATATTGTAATTCATAATTTTTTATGATAAATTTGTAATTAAGTGCACAAAAAGAGTAATTTAAGTAATAAGGGAATTAATGAAAAAAAGTAACAACGATTGGCTAATTAAAGTTTATTTTACGAAAAGCAATAATCTAATCACATCAAAAAGCCGAATGACAATTATCGGAAGGAAGGTATTAGATGCTGCGATTATGAATGTCCGGGAGACATATGATGAGTATGGGAATCCTATAATAAAAGCAGACATCGATGGACAGGAACTAAAGAAATTCATTGGAAGAGATTATAACTCAATATATGACACAGTAAAAAGCCTGATTAAACCTAAATCACAGAAAGGGGCCGATGCATTAAAACCATCTCTTCTTGATTGGAAAGTCATTATAGCCGATGACGATAGACAACAGATCATTGGAATAAATGTTATCACATTAGCGAAGTATACTAATGGAAAATTATCTATAGTTTTTAATAACGCTTTAAAGCAAAATCTTATTGGGCTAAAGAAGAATTATACTATGCTCAATAGGGATATAATCTCCAAATTTTCAAGTAATTATTCATATCAGCTCTACCAGATTTTCAAAAAGACAATTGATAAAGAATTAAGCAGATTAAAAGAAGATGGGATTGATAATGGCAATCATCCATTTGAGCTTATTTTTGACATAATTGATCTTAAAGTTCAGCTTGGAGTAATAGAAGCAAGCGAAAACGACATTTTATATAAAGCAATAATGAATAATAATGTCTGCACCTATGAAGAGGTTATCAGGATTGATGACGATGAACTTGTAGAAAGACTTACAGAAAGTAGGAACTTCAGAAGATATGCTGTAGAAAAAGCAAAAAAAGAGATAAATGAAATCTCTGACATAAAGATGGATTATAAGCCGATATACGGAGGCAAAGGCGGAAAGACGGTAGGCTTTAAATTTTTCATTCAGTATAAAGAAATTGAAAAGGAAAAAGAAGAAAAAGAGCCTGACGAAGTAGATATATTTGAATTTATTGATAAGGTCCGGGAGATAATAAAAGAGCCTGTTTTAAGCAGTAAAGAGATAAAGAGTATATCGGATGCAGCTGGGTATGACCTTGATAAGATTAAAAAAGCTTATAACGTATATCAGCAACAAGACAATGTAAGAAATGTTCCTGGATTTATCATAGATGCGATTAAAAATGATTATAAGGAACTTCCAGGAAAGAAAAAATCACCTGCTCATTTTGGCATGGAAAGGGAATATACACCGGAATTTTTTAGCGAACTTGAAAAAAGACTTGTAGAAAATTAAGGAGTAATGCCATGGAAGTATGCGAAGAAATGCAGAAATTGCGTGATTGGCTTGATGAGAATGGCATTAATTGGGAGGACAATTCAGAAGATTTACGTAGGCATATGCTAAACGATTTTGCACCCGAATATGAAATGTGGGTTGTAAGAACTCAGTTTAAAATAAAAAATGACTTCATCTCCGTAATCAACGGGCATGGTACTTATGGTGGATATGGAATAATAAGCGAAGAAAACCAAGGGCTTTTAGAAGTGATGGGATTGTGGAATGGTATCCGAGGGTGGATGACATGCGAAGAAATAACTGAGAAAATCACGGCGAAATATTTTAAGACATCGGAGGAATGACATGATTAGCTTAGATTATGTAAAAGAACATATCAGTGAGATTGAATTTGATAACTGGCTTCATCAGTGCAGATTTACAAAGAGGTTTGTTGACTTTTTACCGACAAGTGAGTGGAAAAAGTTTGGATTTGAGTATCAAGGAAAAGAAGAACATATACCTAAAGAGTGGACAGAGGAAAATGTTATTACCCAGCTTAAGTATGACCTTGATTTTGCGATTGAGAAAGCGCTTGGTCAAAGGGGAATGTCAGCAAGCCTTATGAATGATGTTTTAAGGTCATGGTGCATAGTCCTTGAGAATGGGCTTGAAAATATAGATTACGGATGGTATGGAGATAGTCTTATCAAAGCAATCGATGAATACTATGATTTTGGGTTATACGAAGAAACAAAAGAAGGGTTTATTGAAAGCAGATTGCAATGTTTCAAAGATTCAATCTTTAAAATATTGCAAATGGATGGATATAAGATCAAAGTCGATGAAGATGTCATGACTGTTGAGCTTGGTGATATCTGCACAGCAAAGATACAGATAACTAAAGGGGATTAAGGCATGGATGATATTATCTTTATGATGGCAAAAGAATATTGTGGTGGAAATATTGGCGCTTTATCTTTCTTCTGTGAAGGATTAAAATTTGACACCATGAAAGCAAATGAAGGCTTTGCCAGAATGTATGAAAATGGGATAACTAATGAAAAACTCTATATGCTCTGGAATGATTGTTGTGATAGGGATACTAAAAGAGCAGTATATATAATGCTTCATGATAATATCGATAGTATTCATAAGCATATCAATTATGGTAATGGCAGGGGAATACCGTATACAGAAGCCGAACCTGAACCATATAAGAGAGAAAAAGATGGAGAGTGGTATATATTCACTTTCCTAAATGACGGAAAGAAAAATAGTGGGAAATGTGTCAAGATAAAAGGCACTTATGGCGAAGCAAGAGAAAAGATGGTTGATAAATATGGAACTCATTTTGCTTTTCAATATCCGGAAGAAGAATGGGAAACAAATTGGAATAACCCGGATAGATTTTATCGAATGGAAGATATTATAGAAATAATAGATTGAGGGGGATATTAAAATGGCTTTTATAAAGGCAGTCACGCCAAGAACATTGCACGAAGTATGTGGCGTATATCATGGCAACTGGAATAAAGAAATGGATAGATGTTGGGAAGATTACGAAAGAGGATACTCGGTGTGTTCAAGAATGATATACACTAAGCAATTTGGCAATGTAGAACATGTTACCATAACAAGACAGCATTCCGAAGGAAGCCCACTTATTCCAACAGGCGGTGAAATGGCTATTGGTTGGAAAGAAAAAATGATGATCAAGAACGAACTTTTCGGAGAGGACCGCTTTGCAATCGAAGTATATCCCAAGCAGGAAAATCTAATCGATGATTCAGACGTGTATCATCTATGGGTATTTAACAAGAAATATGATATGCCTTTTGGAATCCACCCAAGAGAGCATAAAAAGGCTATCAATCGTGGAGATGCGAAGCTGACAATGGATGAATTTAAAGCCTTAGAAACAGAGATAGAAAAACATAAGCCAAAGGATTCAGAGAAAATTGATAATGCTGTCTTGGGGATGTTAGAAATGTTTAGTGGGGAAAATAATGACTGAGAATGAGATAATTTTGCTTGCACTACTGAAATTAAAAAGAAAAGAAATGGCAATTCTAATTGAACAGCATATTCAGCAAAATGGTTTTCTTAGTGACGAAGCAGGGAAAGAACTTCGGAAGATTCTAATGGGAGAGCAAGGGCATGGTAAAGATTGATAGTTTCAAAACAGCAAAAGCATATTTGCTGGATATGAGAATTAGGTTTGATAAGACTATGGCACCAGAGATGAAGGCTGCAATGGAATATACATTCAAAGCGCTAGATGCACAGATCGTTTTGGAAAGTGCGGGTGATAATGATGTCAAGAATTTGTGATGATACTTGCCCAAACTGTCTTTATATCTGTGAAGGTGATTTTTTATGTAGCTTAGCAAATGAACTTGTCATTGTTGAATGGACACCTGTGTATGGGGAATGCATCAAAAATAGAAGAAGCCTATTAAACGACAAGAAAAAGAAAAAAGGGAATACAAAATGAGAGATGAAAAAGAATATCTTGATAAAGTTTTGTGGGATGACGATCCAGCTCTTTTACATAGAGGATTAAAGGCAGGGATGATAATTTTCCCAAAAGGACAGAAAGCCAGTGTTGTAGTAGGAAGAAATGAACATGGGATGGAACATGTGAGCATAGAGATGTTTGTTGACCGCCTTCCTAAGTGGAATGAGATGTGTTTTATTAAAGATATTTTTTGGGATGAAGAGGAAAAGGTCGTGCAGATACATCCTAAAAAGAGTGAGTATGTCAATATGACGGAAGCCCTGCATCTATGGAGACCTATTGATGGTGATTTTTCAAGATTAAACAACGGCTAATTCTGAAAAGAGGGATACATATGTTTCTATTAGACGAAGAGGATATATGTTCAAAGGAAGAACAGAAACAAGAGGCTCTTTACCGAATGAATAAGCTAAACATTCTTCCGGATGTCATTGATACATTTGAAAAGAGCAGCGAGATTAAATGTTCAGATTATGGAAAGATCATTGCAGTCCCCAAGAATATCCTTAAAGATATAAGACGATGGGAAGCTGACTACGGATGTCTTGCATATCATGTGGTACATAGTAAATTATATGGATTCGAGATATACAATGCGCTTTCTGTATCAAATTATATGGAAGATTGGGTTTACGAAAGAAGATTGATAGATAGTTATTGTTCAATGGCTTATACGATAAATGTAACCAAGCCGGATTATTCCGAATCCGGTTCAATACAACTATATAACTATAATGGGGTATTGGAGAGGATAAACTGATATGAGCGCAAAAGAATACCGAGAAGCATTTAATCATATGACAGATGAAGAACATGAACTTATGTGGGATTTATTTATGAGCGGTGAAAACCATGATTGCCATACTTGGGTGACTTTTGGAAATGTTGAAAGAGTTGTAGGCAAAATCATCTTAGGGAGAGTGGAGAATGAGCGACGAGATGGGGTATAAAGAAGCAAGAGAGTATCTTCAGAACATGAGAATTTTTTTTGCTAAGACAATGGAACCTAGATTGACACAGGCACTTTTGCGTGCAGATGAAGCGCTGATAGAGAAAATCGCAGAAATAGAGGGGGCAGAACATGAGCGAATTTGACGAGCTTTTAAAAAAAATAGCACTTGCAACTTTTTTTGATAAACTTAGTAATATAACGCCTGGGTTAATAGAATATAAAATTGATACACAAGGAGTAGTAGAAGCTCATACAGAAGGTAGATCCATTGAATTAGATTTCTTAACCGCAATAATTATTAGGGATAGAATTAAAAAAGTAGCTAAGGATCTTGGCGAAAAATATATAGATACATATTTCGATCTTATGAAAGAAATCATTCCTTTAATTGATAAGTTTGAAGAGAAAATAATTGAGCCAGATAAGTCGGACATAGATTCAATTAAAAAGTTTAATGATTTATTTAAGGATCTAGGCTTATAGATTGGAGAAAGATGGAAAAAAGATTAGTTGATTATATCAATAGTACAGATAATTCAATAATATTTGCAGAGATGACAAAAGAGCTTAATCCGGTAAGTGGATTTTGTGGCCGCAGCGATGAACTTGTTGCACTTAATATAGCGATAACTATAAAACTAATAAGAGGCTGTGATATTGAATTAAATGAATATTTTGAATTTTTAAAACAAGCATACGAGAAAGGATTTCTGGATGCTGAATCTTAATGAAACAATTCTTGTTGAAATAGTAAGAGTAAATACAAAAGAAGTAGCTGCATTATATCTTCAGGATTATATTCAGAGCAATGGCTTTTTAAGTAATGAAGCTGGGGATATAATCAAAAAGCTATTAAAAGAAAAAGATGATAAACCTAAGCCTGATGTAAAACCAAATATAGAACAGATGATAAAAGAAATAGAGGAACTTCCTGATACCATTTATAGCGGCAGCATAATGGATGTAACAGGTGTTTCCTGTAAAAATATGAAGGATAAAGTCATTGAAATCATTAGAAAATACTCCAAATAATCAAATAGGACAACGTATCAAGTATTTGTTAATCCATAATAGAATGAACCAAAGGGACCTTGCAGATAAAGCAGGCATTACGTATACATCTTTATCTAGGTATATTAACGGCGAGCGCACTCCGAACAGTAAAATCTTGGCAAAGATTGCTACTGCGCTTAACATAGATGCAAACTTTTTACTTGGAATAAATAAAGACATAGAAGATCCGGAGAAAGATTTTTATAAGGCCCAAAGATTAACGGCAAGAAGTGCTGATAAATGGACTAAGAAACAGAAAGCAGAATTAATCCTTGCGATAATGGGAGTTAATAATGATTAAATCAATCAAAGTAATGCTACTTCCTAATAATTTTCAAAAAACAAGGTTTCATCAACACGCGGGAGCAGCAAGATTTCTTTATAACTGGGCACTTGCAAAAGAAGAAGAGAATTACGAAGCAGGCGGAAAGTTTATTTCTTATTATGAACTTGCAAAAGAGCTTACAGAGATTAAGAAAACAGATGAATATGCATGGCTAAATGATATATCTGCTTGTACTTGTCAGGCTGCGATTAAAGATGCTTGTGACGCTTATAATAATTTCTTTAAAAAACGAGCCAGGCATCCAAAATTCAAATCAAAGAATAAATCGGCCCCTAGTTTTGCACAAACAGATCAGGCTATAGAGTTTACTTCTACACATGTTAGACTTAGCAGTTTATCTAAAAGTCTTAAAAGGAATAGAAAAAAACTAAACTGGGTAAGGCTTGCCGAACATGGCAAGATACCAATAAATGTAAAGCATAGCAATCCAAGGATAACTTTTGATGGCATAAATTGGTGGATTAGTGTAGGAATAGACTATCCGGAAAATGATGTTAAATTATCTGAGGAGGGATTAGGTGTTGATCTGGGAATAAGGAACCTTGCTGTATGTTCTGATGATAACATTTATCCTAACATCAATAAGACCAAGGCGATCAAAGATTTAGAGAAAAGAAAACGAAGATTGCAACGAAGTATATCCAGGAAATATGAGATGAACAAAAAGGGGGATGAATTTGTTAAGACAAAAAATATAATAAAAGATGAGAAAAAGTTATTAAAGATGCATCAAAGGTTGAGTAATATCAGGAAAAATTATCTGCATCATACATCCAAAGAGATTGTCGGAAAGAATCCTAAATTTATTTGCATTGATGATCTTAATATTCAAAGCATGATGAAAAACAAGTATCTTGCAAAAGCTTTTCAAGAACAGTCTCTTTACGAATTTAGCAGGCAGCTTGAATATAAGAGCAATTTTAAAGGAATTAAATTTATACGAGCAGATAGGGACTATCCATCATCAAAGAAATGTAGCATTTGTGGAAGGATAAAGAAGAATTTAAAGCCTTATCAAAAGTTATATAAGTGTGAATGTGGAAATGTAATTGATATTCATAAGCAAGCTGCATTAAATCTTAAATCTTATGGTGAAGATATTATTGCAGAATAATAATATTGTACCGGAAGCTGGTCCGGGAATTTACGCCTACGGAGTGTACTTGAACTTGTTAGTAGACAGCACCACCGTCGAAAGCATACACGATGAAGTAGGAATGGAACATATAAGTATATCTTATTATAAGTTTTCAGCCGGGAGTAATCCCTTGCATCTTAATAATTTGACCTTTTAGAAGTATGTAATTTTGCATAGATGTAAAGCCTGGCACTAAAGAAAGACATAGAGGTATGTCTTTTAGAAGTATGTAATTTTGCATAGGTGTAAAGCACAGCTTTCAGACATATCTTTATAGCCAAAACTTTTAGAAGTATGTAATTTTGCATAGATGTAAAGCTAGACATGCTGAGATAGTTTGCTGTGATTACTTTTAGAAGTATGCAATTTTGCATAGGTGCAAAGCTACTGTGATGAAGACTACGTTGCTTTTAACTAGAAGTATGTAATTTTGCATAGGTGTAAAGCACCATCTTTCCATCAGCATATCCATCGCCTCTTTTAGAAGTATTCAATTTTGCATAGGTGTAAAGCTGATTTCATAAAAAAGACATATGAGGATTTCTTTTAGAAGTATGCTTTTCCATGTAGATGCAAAGCGGGCCACATCGCATCACGATTTAAAGATATGCAATATTACATAGATGCAAAGCTGGCAGTATCTTATAAGAAGCTATTTAAACTTCTAAAGGTATCTAAATTTGCATGGATGCAAAGCGTTTACGATATTGGAAGGGAATTAGTTTGCATTGATGCAAAGCAGCAAATAATTCTGATGTAAAGCCTACGTTCTCATGACAAGAGAAATCAATTATTACTTCTAAATAATTGCAAAGCAAATATGGTTATATTTTTAATGCAAAGCAAATGTATTTATGTTTTTGATGCAAAGCCAGATCGTTTTTTGGGTTGATAATATTTTTAGAAGCTTGACAAACCATACACCAAACTCATTAAAGCAAGCTTCTTTAAATTTATCAAGATGCAAAGCGACGGATAGATACATTGATATGAAAGGTCAATAGCAAAGTGAAGAATGTGTTTGAAGAAGAAGCAAAGCGGGCGCGAGATGATTTTCTAAAGGTGTAAAGCTAAGGATGTTCATAAGCGGTAGAAAGAGGGAAGCAAAATGAGTCCAGAAGTAACTAGAATAGTTTTATGTATGCTTAGTATAAATGTTATGATTTTATCGTATTTAACACTAAAAATAACCATACAGCAGCGGCACACACTCTTATTGATTGAAGATATTATAAAAGATATGAAAAATAATAAATACAGTGAAACACTTGCAGATATAAAAAATTATACCGGAGGAAAAAGAAGTGAAAACAAATGAGTTAGATCAGAGAATTGAAAAAGCAAGAAAGAGAGTAAAAGAAAGTAAGGCTGCATATGACAGGGCATCTAAGGAATTAAAGAATCTATTGGAAAAAAAGAAATTGATACAAGCAGATGAGATCATGGATGCAATAGCGAAAAGCGGTAAAACATACGAAGAAGTTCTTCAATCAATTACTGCATAATCAGCAAGATAGTGTTCAAGATATGCAATGTTTAACTGTGTAAAATATGCTACTATTATTTCAGGTGGTAGCGGTTCCCTTGATAGTAATTGATAGGGAGGAACGGCATCGATATGGATTATATCAAGTTAGTAACAGCTATTGTAGCAGTGATTAACTGCTTGATTAACATTATCGAGCTTGTTCTCAAATTTATAGAGAATAAGAAAAATAATAAAAACCGCTCCTGACCTGCGAAGTCGAGCGGTTTTTAAATTGACTTAACTTCAAGGGCATCGCTACCACTTGTTTAATCTATTATAACACGTAGTAATATTTTATCAACAGGAGAAAATTAATGCCAAGAAGCGAAGCAAAAAGACGAGCTGATAATAAATACAATCTGGCTCATTATACGGTGCTTGGTTGCAAGATGAAGATAACAGAGGCAGAAGAGTTTAAAACGGCCTGCAAGGGCTCAGGAACAACCCCTAATGCTGTCTTTAGAAAAGCAATAGAAAACTTTATGAAGAATTATAATAGCGGGGTAAAAGATGTCTGAGAATAAGAGTCAATACACTGATAAGATCAATAAGCTTTTAAATGAAATGCCTGATTTTGTTTCAGATTTTATTTATAACTTTGGCCGGGTTGAGAACTATGCGACTAAACTTGAATATTGCCGGGACATAAAGATTTATCTTGAATTTATTGCTAATTATCTTAATGACAATTGCGAAAAGAGTATCAGGGAACTGTCAATAAAGGATGTTTCTAATATAGAGATCCTTGATATAAATAGATTTCTAACAACACTTTCAGGAAATCACAAGGAATCAACCGTAAAAAGGAAACGTGCCTCATTATCAAGTATGTACGGATTTTTTGTAGCTACAGGTAAAATGTCTCGCAATCCAATTGCAGCTACTAAGACAATAAAGGTTCCAAGTAAAGAGGTTGTTTATTTAACTAACGATGAACAACGGATATTTCTCAATACTGTAAGGCATGGAACTAAGCTTCGGGACTCAATTGCAAAGGTCCATTATATCTATGCTGATAGAGATTCGGCCATGTTTATATTACTTCTGGATACCGGCCTTCGTGTTTCCGAGATGCTTGATACGGATATTATTGATTATAATCTTGAAGAGTGCAGCGTTGTTGTTACAAGGAAAGGTGGCGATACTCAGATAGTATATTATTCCGATGAGTGCAGAGATTATCTTAAAAAATACTTTGATGCTCAAAAGGCTAAATATGGATTATCAGAAAAGAATTTAAAATTTCCCGCTTTCACTACTTCTACCGGCAATAGATTGGGAGTACGTGCGGTTGAGATCCTTGTAAAGAAATATGTATCTGTATGCCTTCCGGACAAAACAAAGATAATATCACCACACAAATTAAGATCGAGTTTTGCTATGAGTTTCTATGCTGCAAGTGACAATGATATTCTACTTCTAAAAAAGAAAATGAACCATAAAAGCATACAGACAACAAACATATATGCAAAAGCCTCTGATACAGCCATGAAGGAATCAAGGTCATTGCTGCAGGGATTAAGATAAAATAAAAGCTGCTTGAGTAAATCTCAAACAGCTTTTTATATTAAACATATTGCTTCTCATGTTGATGACTTGCGATCACATTAGCAAGCCCGGCCTTATCAGAATCACTAACAAAACATCCCTGTGCACGTATTGGCTTGTTACCACCTTTTTTAATAAGCATATCGCCCCTTCCGAAAAGTTTTTCTGCACCTGTTTGATCTAAGATAATACGGGACTCCATAGAACTAGAAGTGTTAAGCGCAATTCTAAATGGGAAGTTAGCTTTAATAAGGCCCGTAACAACGTCATGTCTAGGCGACTGAGTTCCTATGATAAGATGTATACCGCAGCCCCTTGCTTTCTGGGCAAGCCTTACAATGTATTCTTCAACCTCTCTGTTTTTCAGAATAAGATCGGCAAACTCGTCAATAATACATATTTCTCTTGATAATTCATGGCCTTTTGAATGGTATTCATCTATATCATCACAGCCATTTTTAGCAAGAAAAGCGTAGCGACTTTCCATAGAAGCACATAGCCTTGATAGAAGAGAATATGCTTCATGTTCATTACTAACAAGGTTGATATAGGTATCTTTATATTTATTAAATTCAGTTCCCTTCATATCAATAACGTCAATGATATTACTTGTTACATCATTTGATCTTGACGTTGCATAAATGCTATGCATTAGAAGGGAAGCAAGTATAGAGTGGATAGTCTCAGATTTACCGCTTCCGGTTGTACCCGCTATTAGAATATGCGGGGCCTTGGCAATGTCTGTATAAACAGCTTTTCCATTAAGATCCTGGCCAAGTACAACGGAAGTCATACTTGTACTATCATGGAATTTATCTGTATATAGGCTGCCAAAAGGAATAACATTAAACGTCCCTTGTCTCTCAATAACAATTGTATCAGCAGTCTGATAGTAGGATATATTATCTGATCTAAGGGCGGCTGCAAGCGTAGATTCAATAGCTTTCTTGGCCCTGAGTATCTTTCCATTTAGTGTAACATCCAAAGGAAGGTTGATAATATACCTAACTACCTGTGCGCTTTCTTTAACGTCATTAACTCTAAGGCCATACTGTTCAAATATCCTGTTAATGTTTGAAATATCCTGTGATTTTAATGGATAGCTATTATTTGAACATACTGTATTTAGATTTAGATTTCTGAATGCCATGTTTTAACCTTCTCTCAATTACTTTATGTATATTGCAACGGTATGATTTTCTTCATTCTCATTAAAATCATCAACGATACAATCATAGTGATCTTGATTTAATTCGTATCTTGTCTCATTCTTATAGATATACACTCTTTTCTTAAGTTCATCATATGAATATGCTTCGAAATAATTGAATTCGAGATAATGTACAAGTACAGTCCTGACATCAATAGTACCAAAACGAAAAGTCATATTATCACCGTCTCCATAGTATACATCAAAGTTGGGAAGATGATCTTTTAATGTTTTGATAATAACATCCCAAGACTTATCGTTACAGTTTTCAGCTTCAAAATTTACTTCATTTATCATATTTTTAAACCTCTCTTTTTCTATAAAAATTTATTCGCTATCATTTGATTCGATAATTTCTGCATCAAGTCCGTAATATTGGGACTTTTCATGGAGTTCTTTTTCGGCTTCTGCTTTTGTTTCAAAACCTTCGCTATAGATATATCTAGCTTTATTGAACACATAATATTTTTTCATTTTTGTATCGTCAACAATATTCCAGCCTTCTTTTTCTATTTCTTCATTCGTGAAATATGCATGGAGTTGTTGTTCTGCTTCCTGAATGTTTTTCGCATAGGAAAATTCCATGTATTCACTATTATCATTTATTGCATAGAACATATTTTAACCTCATATTTTTACTGAAATAGCATTATTAAGATTATTAGCAATTTCCATTAGAGTATCTTTTGCCTCTTGGCAGTCATCAAGTAATTCCCTGATCGAACTAGGGACACCGTTTTCGCCTCGCATATTGACATAAATTTCAACCTCAGCATCAACATCATAATTCTCTGCGTATGCAGTAAACTTATCAACAAGGTTTTCAACAGTCCCGTCATAATCAATTTCAACCGGAATATCCTGGCCGGCTGTATCGGTCCAAAATTCAATAAGTGCAGAATCCTTTTTTATTTCATAAGATATTCCCATATTATCTAAAACTTCTTCAATTCTTTTCATATTATTTACCCTTGTTTTTAACCTCTCTCTTTATTTAACAACCTATAACTTGTCTTACAACATTCTTAAGCATAACCTCATACTTGTGCCAGTCATCATCTGTGGGTTGAATAGTGGAATACTTCACAAAATCCATTCCAAAAATACCTAATGCGTTCTGATCTAACCAATGCCATAGACTGTTTCTATTAGCATTGGTAAGTTTTATTCGCAGATCGGTTGTAAAACCATTACAAAATCTAATTGCTTTTATTGCCTCATTATCAAGTGTAATTTTAAAATTATCCTTATCAACACTAGCTTTCATTAGTAACCTCATTTCTTTATACAATCTCTATTTGCTGCCACTTCATCTGGATAAAAGATTTCTACAATGGTGGTGTACGACTCATTAAGCAAGTTAGCAAGCTTGAAAATAAAAGCTATTTCTATTTTCTGGCGTATGCCATTAACTCTTTTATTCATGTTAGGATAATCGATTTTACTTTGAAGGCAAAAATCGCGTAGTGAAGTGTAACCTTTTTTCTTTAATAAAGCATTGAACATTTCTTTTGTTGACATTGTTTTACCTCGCTATGTTATTTTGTACCATTGTATCACCTATCAGAATTAATTTCTACATTCATTTGATCGAATTAAATCAATTAATTCAGTTGCTTTTTTATATTCTGCGGACTCAATATCCCAGTTCCAGTCTTTTCGCATTTCTATAAGATTATAGAGAATATCTGAAATAGACATATCACTATGAATACTATCACGGTCCGCAGTCTCAAAAGGATCTACAAAGTCCAAAAACTCAATATACTTTGTATAAATACTTGCCATATCTTTAACCCCATTCCGCTTCTTTCATTTCCGGCATACGCCACACAATGTTATTTGTTATAGCTATTTCAAGTTCCTTTAATGCCTTAAATAAATCAGTCTTAATAGTAGAATCCTCGCTAACCTGATAAATATAGCAAGAGAGTGTCTTTAAAAGCTGATATTCCCAAGGCTGCGGCGCTTTTTCAGTATCAATCGGATGATATAATGTCTTATAATCTTTTGGCATTTCAACATCAATATCACAGTCGGCCTCATAACGGTTATTAAATGCAGCCACATTAAATGCATAAAGCTTTTTGAATATTTCCTTTGTAGGTGTAGAATGGTAGCCAAGGTTAAGGGCCTCATTTAACAATCTTGGAATAGAATATCCAAAATAATCATAACCAAAATCATTTAATGTCTTGATATAGTCCGCAAGGCCGGCGATCACTTCTTCTTTCATAATAAAACAACTCATTTTTAACCTCTTTTCTTATGTTTCCAGGGGCCTTGCCCCCGGAAAATATATTTATTTTACGATTTCTTTTATTTCTGCATAGGAAACTTGGCCTTGTATTGGCGTTCCGTCTGCATATACCATATGCTTTTCCAAAAATTCAAATGTTATATTTTTGCTGCCGCCTCTCAAATAGCGTACATTGCCCCACTTTTCAACATTGACGATCATTCCTTTTTTCAATGATTTACGATCAATTATTCCGCCTTGCTGCTGGATAAGCGCGTCATAATATGCGGCCTTCTCAATGTTTGTTTCAATTATTTCCATAGCATTGTCAATATACTTGTTATATTTGTCGCTATCGTCGGGATACTTTTCGATCATTTCTTTATAGTATTCAACATTGCGATTTTGTGCGCGAATAGTCTTTTCCGCATCGTCAATACGACGTTGACAAAATCCCTTGGAAGGAATCTCTTTTGCCTGCCTTGCAATTTCCGCACGCTGCAAATAATATTCAGACTTGCGAAATTCCTCAAAACCTTTTTCATAGCTTGCCCACATTCTATTGCGTTTATTAGTAAAGGCCCGGCCAGCAGATGTATTAATGTTCGGTTGCGTAAAAAATGCTATATCACCATGCATACTATTTATCGGCGCTTGCAATTGTTCGGCGCGTTGTTCGGCTTTTTCTGCCTTGTATTTGTAGCGATCGGCCCGGCGTTCTGCCTTCTCAATGCGCCTGTTTTCTTGGTCCTCAAATGACAATCTTTCGCCGATGGTTCCTTTATTCTCTAAACCTAAATTCAATGCGATTTCGCGCGGTCTATAAAGATGTGGGAACTTGCAACGACTAATCCATGCAGCAGATCGACGACTAAAAAGGAAATTACTTTTAATTGCTGATTTGTCGTCATTAGATAATGACATATATTTTTCCTTGTCGAAATGCAATTCAATTTTTCCAGTTTCCTTGTTTTCAATAAAATAATTTTCAGACATAATAAACCTCTTTTCTCATAGATATGAATAAATAAAATTATCAATAGCAACAGAGTCTTTTTTATTTAAAAGATCCTGTAATATATTTGCTTCTTTTGCGGTTATAAGTCTTTTCACACGTTTAAAGCCATTGGCATATACGTTATTAAATCTATTATATTCCGCATATATTCCAGTCTTTTCTTTTATCAATTTAAGATTTCGATCAATAACTTTTCCTGGCATACGTTTTCACCCCTCTATATATTCTTTTCGATAGCTATTCCATGTATCCAATAGCCATTTAATATCACTACCAAAAGTACATTCATTGTCTATTACGTCACCCGCGGCGTCAATAGGGCAATTCCAGTCCATATCATAGTCGCACTGCATTATAGAATTGCGCGGCTGCATTGCGATCTTACCAAACAATGTATAATCGCCGGTATTTTCATAGTCCATGTAAGCAAAACAAACTGCATACAGATTGTCATTATCCCTAAATAGCGGGCAAAACCACGTACCGGAATAGTCTTTTGTCGTCAATGCTTCTTTTGCGACGTTCATAACATTATCAATCATTGCTTTTTCTTTTAATTCTCTATAAATCATTTTTCAAAACCTCTTTTCATGCCGGTACTTTGTCAATACCATTTACTTTTAATAGGTTGATAAAGTCCGGAAATGTTTTATTTTCCAGTATTTTTTCAACCCGTGTTTTTAGTTCGAGATCGACAATTTCAATAGCCTCTTTAAAACTTCCATTAAAAGAAGCACAAGGCAGGCCGCAACATGGTACAATAATATGCTTTAATCCTTTTATTTTGGCGTCGGCCGATACAATCCAGGTTAATCCGAACTTATTAAAGGCTTTAGCGTTATAATCAATAGCAAGTTGATCGCGTTTAATCATTTTATATGCAATTGCTTTTTCAAGTTTTATTTGTGTTTCAATATCCAGACGACTGACATTAAAGTTATCAATTAAAATATCATTCAATTTATTTAGACGTGTAAACGCGTCAGAAACACCGGATAAAACCTTTTTATCGTATGAATAAACCTTTTTTGTATGATTAAGATCGTCTACCATAGCAACAAATATAGAATGCAATTTTTCCGCTTTTTCTTTTCCATTAAGATCGTCAATTAGCATAGATACGACTTTTTTATAATCAATTAGCGAAAATTTACATATCAAGTTATAAAGTTTTATTTTGAAATATCCTTTTCCGGACTTGTATTCTATTTCAATATATTTATCATTTGCATTTTCCAGGCAATCAATTAATAATTCGTTGTTTGCGTAGGTGTATGCAATTTCTAATTGTGTTCTACTCATGTTTAATACCTTCTTTCCAGTGCTCAAAAATCATAAATAAATGAATACATGACTTCCATATCTGAAATACACGGTGTTTTATTCATTTCATTTATAAAATTTATGTGTTCTGAAAAATCATTATCTGAAAGTTTGCAAGCTTCTTTTGCTTGTAAAACAATCAAGTCATTTAAACTTTTTCCATGTTTTTGTAATGCGAGATTATTTAATTCTTTTTTCAGATCGTCGTTTACGTCAAAAAATTTAATGTATGCATTTAATAAAGAATTGTATTTATCCATTTTTTCACTAAACCTTTTTTTATATTGAAATTTTTAGTAATGAATCATTGTATTGATCGCCGTATTTATCAATTATCTTTTTCAGCTTGTAATTAAGCATTTTATGCATAGAATCATAAATACCTTTTACATGATATTCATGTATTAAATTTTCACATTCTGTTATAGATTGATCGCGGTAAAAATAATAATTTTCCGCAGCGGCTTTATTTTCTGACGTTCTAATTGCCAAATAGTAGTTGTATTTATTAGTTACGTAATTAAAGCGGATATTAGAACGGTGAAAAATATCAAGGTTATAACGCTTTACATATTTTTGTATTTTGTCAATTTCTGCGCGCAGCGGATTAATATCTGTATTTTCCAGCATTATTTCTGCGGCTGTATATGTATAGCCGGGCGCGTTGTAAAAATAGTGTTCGTCGCCATATATATTCAATTTGTATGTATAGTTATTCTTTTTTAGATAATTGCACAATGTTTCAATAGTCATGTTTTTAACCTCTTTTTAAAAATTCAATAGATAATATTCTTTTATTAGCTCGATTTTTTCCGGCGTCTTTTTCCCGGCTAAACTATTAATCAATTCAATTTGTTTTTGATATGATGTATAATTAAATATTTCATCCAAAATACGCGAGTAGTTATGATTAAAATCATATCGATCAATAGTTAATGCAATATTCAATCTATCAATTGTTTTTTGTTTGTGATTCCTGGCGATATTTTCAATTTTTATCATTGCATCGGCTGGAATATATCCGGGCCGGACAAATAATTTTATATTTCCGGCCGGTGATATATGCGCAACTTTTTTATAGTCGCCGTGATCATACACGGCGCTATTACATACCGTTGCGCCGTTTCCGAAATAACCAACGAATAGTTCAAATTTTTCCATGTTTAAAACCTCTTTAAATCGCATTTAATCGCGTGTAAATGTCGTTATACTCATTCATAAAGTTATCAATAGACTTGTATTCTTTATTTTTATCGCTATTTTCCAGACGTTCAAAACTTCTAAAAATGCCTTCTATACCGTGAAAATAATCAAGTTTTTTATTTACACTAGCAATATCCGCCGCCGTTGTTGCTTCCACTAACATATTAATGACATTGTTCTTTTTATCCAGAATTGCAGCTTTTAAAGCTTTTATTTTGTCGGTATTATCAATACATATATATGCATTTTTTGCTTTTTCTGCGCGTAAAATTGCAGCCCTGCGGCGTAAAGTCTCGCGACGATACATAAGTAAATAGCCGGATTTATCTATTAAAGAATTAATATCCATAGTATTGTATCTATATGTATCAAGTTGATAGGTTAATCCGTCATTGTCGGTTGTCTGCATGTTTAATGAATAAATGCATTTTTCTGTGCTATTATAAGGTGTGTTAACTTGTGCTTTTAAAAGCTTTAAACGCTGCATAGAATCTATATTTTTACGCGCTGGAATGCTTAAAAAGTCCCTATTTTGACATATTACAATAGTGTGTGTGGCGTTTTTACGGACCGATTCAAAATCCGACTTTGTATAAAATGTATCAAGTGATACAAATTTATTGTTATTGTATCCAGTTGAATTAATGTCTTTTTCCATATTTCCACTAGGATCAAGGACCGCAACGCGATAATTTGTACAATACGCCGTGTTGGACCGGGTAAGCATTACAAAAATATCTTTTTTAGGTGTATAGCCGGCAGCGGCTTTTATAATCTGATTTATTGTAAATTTTCCCGCTATGTCAAAAATATAATAGGGCTTTATAAAATCCAGGCCTATGCAGGCATGCAAACTTTGCAAAATTCTTTTATTTTCTTTTAATAAGCTATGTAATAATGTATTCATATGTTTAAATCCCTTCTTTTTTTAATATTTTGGTTGTACGATCTTTTAAAATTTGATTGTATTTATTTATTGCGTTACCGCGTCTAAAATACCACGGGCTTATTTGTTGCGAAAATCCGCAACCGGTCCGGACCATAACGCAAAATTGATTAATTTGTTGATTGTCTTTTATAACGAAATATGGAAAAGACTCTTTTATAATTTCTATGCGCATTTTTTAGCCCCCCATTATTAAATCTAAAAAACTTTTTTCAAGTTCTGCGGCGGCTGTATAACGCGCAGTAACATTAAATATATATTTATAGTCACTTAAATCAGCAAAAATTTTACTATAGAGACGGGCCCCGGCGACGGCGACGGGATAAAAAGCATTAATAGCTTTTTCCCTAGAATAATTTCCGCGTTTAAAATATCTATTTAAGTTTTTACAAATAGGAATAATATATTGATCGTATAAATCCGCGTTGTTTTCGATAAAAAGTGATAACTCGCGGGATTCCGTTGTGTTATTGATATACATGTTTTTTGTCTTTTTCATAATTTACCCCTTTATAAATCCAGTATTTAATATTGTTAATAGTTCCTTTTTTGATACATTTGTAAGTTTGATTTTTTTAACTGGATAATTCCAGTTAACAGCGTTAAAGACTGGAATATATCCGAATATTTCAAAATTTTGAATTATAAAATCCGTGTTATATCTCTTTAAAATAGTGGCTATTTCGTAAAGATTCATGTTTTTAACCTCTCTATAATTGTTATATTGTACGTTGTTGTTTTGTACTTGATAATGTAATTATATTACTATATAAAATTGTTGTCAAGTACCATTTTTAAATTTTTTAAATTGTTTTTTAATCCAGTATTTATGCGGGTTTACAAGGATCTTTACAAATTGACGATAAAAATATTATTGATTGACGTTTAAAAAGTGTGTACACTATTATTAATAAGTAAATATTGAATGTTAAGGGATAAACGGCCCGCATTCTTTTTCTATTGTGAAAAGTTTGCGAGTCGTTTTTAAATGCCAGGGACCGGAAAAATGAATATTGAAAATATAGTAAAGAATACAATTAAAAATACAGATACCGCCGGCGGCGGGAAAATTGACGATCTTTTGCAGCATGAAATATTAACCGATGATATAAAAAATGAAATTTTTGAATGCTGGAAAAATGATCTTGATATCTATATTGACAACTACGCACAGACAAGTCCAGATATTAACGCGAATAAAGGCATGTTTAAATGTAGCTTGGAAACTTGGCAAGCATGCGCTAGTGATATAGGCCGGAATTACTTCTTTAAAAATAGATACTTAATAGATAAAAAGAAAATAGCCGCGCAGGGCGGCGGGACAATATACCGTGATGATCTTTTATTAATCGGCCTGGAATTATATGAATATTACTGTAATTTGTTTAGAAAACAATTTTTTATTTATGATTGCACGCGGTTTTTAGGAATATCAAAAGAAGTGTTATATAGATTAAATACATTGCACAGTGACTTGCTAAAAAGGGCCCACACAATTCAAGAATCCAGCATGCGCACAGCATTGGCAAGCGGCCGCAGCAATGTTACTGCTATAGCAATACTATTAAATCACGATTACAACTATACAAGGACAACCGAAATAATACATAGTAGCGATAGAATTAAATCAGCCGATACATTGCCAGTGCTTAAAATTGACGATATACCAAACAATGAAATTAAAAGATCGAGTGAAAACATGTAAAAAGTGCACTGTTACGGCGTTTTCAGGGCTGCAAACATCCGTTTACAATTGCGTAAAATTGTAATTTTGCGAAAAAGAGTCAATCAACACGGCGTAGGGGTTCCGGGCCGATGAAGGCCACCCCCAGGCTTAGCCCCTCAGTCACCGAAAAAACAAAAGAGGGTAATACAAACCGCACAACCATGCAGGTTAACCAATTTTCATCATGAAATAAAAAATAGGCCAAAAATGCTGCAAACCTAGTTAACTTCTAAAGGAGAGGGGATTATGGCAGAGAAAAAGGTAATAGGAATAAAAGTTGGAGCAGAAGATTATAGAAGATTAGAAATCATTGCAGACCGAGAGAACATGAGCATTTCAGCGATTTTAAAACTTTGTGTGAATGCAATTATCAATAATGAGATAGAGCTAGAGAAAGGTGAGCTAAAGCTAGGAGTTAACTACGTTTGCGAGGATTTAGACACACCATTTGGGGAGAAAGTAGAGCGAAAATTAAACAAACTACGTGAGAGGGAGTATCCGGAGTGGTATATCGAAGCGCTGAAAGAGCAGATGTTAACTAGCTTTGACGCACAAATAGAGATGTTACCGAAGAAATTCAACCCAAAAAGAATGCGAAGTGATGATTGGGGGTGCTGAAGATGCCAACGAAAGATTCCATGATAAAGACCGCAAGGATCACGCAGGAAACCTGGAGAAAGATGGAAGCATACATGGAGAGGGAAGATGTGACCTTCTCAGGAGCAATAAGAAAGCTGGTCGAGGAAGCGGACATACCGAAGCAGCGTAGGGAGTTTGTAGACACGAAAGAGCTGGTAGACCTCTGTGAAAGAAGGAATATCGAACCACAGACACTAATAGATGGGCTTGTAAGGGAGTTAAAGAGGGGATGAGTAGTAGTAAGACACAGACAAGAACCATAAGGATAAAGAATGAGACAGCGGATTTCTTCAGAGACAAGCCACTTAACAAAGTAGTTGAGAACGTGCATGACCTGGCACTAAAGAAAGACATAGAGGTATGTGAGAATGGGAAAATTTCTATACTCAGTGGACGGTGAGCATTTTGAGGAACTTGGGCATGTATCGGATATAGAGCTTAGTGCTGAAGAGGAAGAGGTAGCCGAGAGATTTTTTACGCCAGATACGATTGAATTAACTATGCAAGCGCCAGAGTTAAATATGGACGGATTGGTTCGCAGCATGCTTGGCCAAAGTGCGTATAACTCGATAAAACTTAGGCAAGACGGGTATTTAAGCCCTGAGAACGGGTGGTTCACACCAGTTGAGAGTCCGGCGATAAAACTTATTGAAAAAATAGACAAAGAGAGGAGAAGGCATGACAAAGAAAGAGAGAGAAGCACTAAATCAGGCATTGAAGAATGAGTTTTTAGATCAGGACGAAGCTGAGATGCGAAAAGGGTACAGAGAATTTGCAAGGCAGCTTCAATTAGCGCAGGAAGAAATGGGGCTTACAAGATATGAGGCAATAATATTCCTGTCAACCTTGATAGGGAATAGTATGCATAAATGAAAAATAACAGCGCCAAGAATTTTCGTAGCTACAGGATGTGAAGCCCTTACGAGGGAGCAACCTCATGGAGAGGAGATATGTTGTAGTGAGCTTTAGACGGATGGCGCACCTAAATAGGAGGATGTATATGGACACAAGAACTATCAACGAGCATTATGCCGAGATAGGTGCTGAGCTTATTGAGAAGGAAGAAGCACTTGAAGGCATAAGAAACAGCACTGCGACCATCATTTATCTGTCTAGTGAACACAAAAAGACGGGAAATGGGAAGGTGGTCAAGGCACAGTGCGAAAAAATCTCCGACAAGTACAAATGGGGGATTCCATGTGACTTCACGATAACGGTTTTTGAGCCAAATTGTGAAGGAATGACCGAGGAACAGATGAAAATGCTTATTTTCCATGAGTTATTGCATGTAAAGATAAGCTACAAGGATGACGGAACGGAAGTTTTTGGTATTAATCCACATGATCTTGAGGATTTTAAGCTGATTATTGACAGGTTTGGCACAGAGTGGGCGGAGGTAAAGGAATGATAGCATTTGTTATTGGTATTATTGCTACTATCGTGGCATTTTTCATACTTGGAATTGATTTTGATGAAGTAGATTTTATGTGGGAGCCAAAGAAAAGGCAGGTGTTTTCGCTTATAGGACTGATTATATGTCTTTTAGGCTTTATAAAGACGGTTCCGACAGGTTCAACCGGTATCGTAACAACATTTGGTAGGATCGAGAACATTACTTTGGATGCGGGCATACATTTTATGGCACCTTGGAAGAAAGTAGTTAACATGGACAACCGGACACAGAAACAGTCCATAGAGATGCAGTGCTTTAGTTCAGATATTCAGGAAGTAAGCGTTATATACACGGTAAATTACCAGATAAACAAAGCAAATGCGCAGGAAATCTACAGGACGATAGGAAAAGAGTATTTTGACAAGATAGTAATGCCAAAAGCACTTGAAGCAGTAAAGTCAGTATTTGCCAAGTATACGGCTGAGGCGCTTGTAGCATCAAGAGCAGGGCTTTCAAAAGAGATTGAAGCAGTGCTTGTGGATGATCTTAGCAAGCAGAATATACAGATCACTGCAACATCTATTGAGAACATTGATTTTACCGATGCTTTTACAAATGCAGTTGAAGCAAAGCAGGTAGCTGAGCAGAACAAGTTAAAAGCACAGACAGAACAGGCGCAGGCAACACTTGAAGCACAGGCACAGGCTGAAAGACAGGTAATAAAAGCCCAGGCAGATGCAGATGCGTCAATTCTTGCAGCAAAAGCAGATGCAGAGGTTGCAAAGATCAGTTCTGACAGCGCACTTTACCAAGGCGAGAAGGAAGCATCCATTTTACAGAGAGTTGGAGAGCAGCTTGCGAAATATCCTGACCTTGTAAAGTACAAATACATTGAAGGCTGGGATGGCAAGATGCCACAGACAATACTTGGAAACTCAGATGTGATCATGGATATGAGGTAAAAAAATGGCAATACCGACGTATGGACCGGGCGTACACAGATTAAAGATTGAGCCAATGGACATAGGACATGCAAGGGTAAGCATTGATGACACGGTAGTACGCGCAAGCAAGGTAGACGTACATATGGAAGTTGGTTCGATGCATCAGGCGGAGATAACACTTCTTGGTCAGCCTGAGATGGACATTGACTCGTTAATTACCTTTGATTTTAGTCCAAAAACTGTGAAAAGAGCAGTTGATGTGCTTAAGATAGCGCTTAGAAAGAATGACTTTATCGCAAGATTAGGTCTTGAAGAGTTAAATAATTTAGAGCGGTGAGAAGGATAAAACCTTTTCATCGTATTAGCCGGGAGGCAGAGTTCGACGGAGCAAGGAACACCACTCTCTGACAAAAGTGGGCGGATCTGCAATAAAAAGAAAGGGAAGGTATGGCTTCTAATGACCTTATCAGAGCATTTGAAGGCTATAAAACATATTATGACAATCATGGCGCAGATGAAGCGCTTATAAATGCCTGTGTAGAAGCTGCAAAGACCGCTTTTTTTATTGAAAAAGATGAAAAATACGGGTTAGGCATTACAGGAACGACTAAAAACTACATAAATGAGCTAGTTCTGACTAAGACTGGCGCGGGATTCTTTGATCTTGAGAGATATGCGATAGCAAATGATACAGAGTATACCATCATCAATACCGGTTACGACATCTATAGGCTAGAGTCTTTCTCAAGATTTGAATCGTACATGCACTACATCGAAAGGGACAGGAGACAAGAAAAACGTTTTTACCTTCCGAGAAGATGTACTTTAGGGATAGTAGCAAATGATATGCAGCGTTTGGAAGATGATGAACTTGATGTTTATGGACTTAGTTTACCATCAAGAACCGGTAAGAGTTCAATCTGTATCTTCTTTCTTACATGGGTAGGAGTACGAAAACCAAACAGCCATAATGCGATGGGTGGGCATTCTGGACAGCTTGCAAAGAGATTCTACAGAGGTCTTGATAACATAATCGAAACACCGGATTACCGATACGATGAAGTGTTTCATTTATGGAATCCTGAATACCGAGCAGTCTTACAGGCAAAATCATCAGATCCAGCAGAATTTACACTTAATCTGGGTTCACCTGATGAGTTTTCAACCTTTACATGCCGAGGAATAGACGGAACATGGACGGGTGCTATCGATGTATCTTCAGATGGTTACTTATACGTGGATGACCTCATAAGAGACAGAGAACATTCACTTAGTCCATCACGAGTTGAAAATACTTATCAAGAGTATCAGAACAAGATGCTTGACCGTATGAATGACGGTGCGAAAAAGATGCTTGTCGGTACTTTATGGACAGTAAATGATCCGCTTGAGCGTGAGAGAAAGGTAAATGATGGCAATCCAAGGGCATTGTTCAGGAAGATACCTGCTCTTAACGAAAATGATGAGAGTAATTTCCAATACACGGTCAAAGGATTTTCTACTGAGTATTACAAGAACATGCGAGACAGGCTTGATAAGGCTGAATGGATGGCAAAATTCCAGCAACAGCCATTTGTCAGAGAAGGTCTTACGTATCCTATCGAGGAACTGCGGTTTTTTGATGGATTTTTACCGGTTGGAAACTGTTCGACTATCGCACACATAGACGTTGCTTTTGGTGGTGGAGACAGGTTATCAATGCCGATATGTAAGGATTTTGGCGAAGAAAAGAAGTATATCGTGGGCTGGATACATGATAGCCGTTCACCAGGATTTACGGTTCCAAGAGTAGTTGATGCGATTGACAGATACTACATAACAAAGCTTTACATAGAGAAAAACTCAGGTGGACAGCTCTATGCAGATAAAGTCTCAGAAGAAATGAAGAACAGAGGAATAAACCACTGTAAGATTGAGCTTTATTCCGCACCTAATAAGATTTCAAAGAATGACAAGATAAGCGGATATTCAGATTATGTAAAACGCAATTTCTTGTTCTTATCGGCTAAAAGCCGTGATATTTACGAGGAAGATATAGATTTTTATAAGCAAGATGCCGACTACCGCAAGGCATTGGACGAGATGACAACATTCAGTATTGAGGGAAAGGGAAAGCAGTTTGATGATTCACCGGATTCCATCTCTTCACTTGCTATGAAGATGGATAACAGGCGGTCAACAAAAGCAAGGATAATGAGTTCACCATTATGAGTTTAAATGAGAAAACAGTTGATGAAAAGACATTTAAAGAGTGTTGTGATCTGATGCTGAGCGGTAGGATGCATCCGGAAGTGGCTGCATATCTCACGGGATTATCAAGACCAACGTTTTATAAGAGAGTCAATCAATATTATGATCCTGAGAGATATGGGGAGTTGCCTGAAGATTTCTTTTCCGGCAGAAAATCAGTCTGGAAGGAAAACACCGGATGGATAAAGAATAGTGTAGCGGTTCAAAGGTACATTGAGAATCAGAAAGAGAAGCAAAGACGCAGGATTGAAAGGCGGCAGAGGTTAAGGGAAGAGTTAAACAGAAATAAAGCAGTAAAAGCTGACAAACTTCCCAGATTGGAGGACTGATGGCAATTGTATTTAAAACGGCTGTAAGTGTAATTTCACTTGCAATGATGGGGATTCTTATAGCGATAGGAATGAAAAGTGATGATACAGGAAAGACAGTTTCAAATGTATTGATGCTTATCTATGGACTCTGTATTGTGGCTATGTGGGTGTAAAGTATGAATAAGAGAAAATTGGACAAATATAATATAAATAAATTCAGATACAGGGAATTATGTGCTTTTTGTTTGCAATATCAGGATTGGAAAGATGAACTTAGCAACAATGTCTACTTTTCGGCCATAAAATATGACGGAGCAAAACCATCTAACCATCAAGCTTCCGATACTACAGCCAAACACGCCCTTAGAATGCTCAAGCTTAAGAGAAATTGTGATCTTATAGAGAAATGTGCGAAAGAAGCCACAGCAAAAACAGGTGGAGAGATATGGAGATACATCATAAAAAATGTTTGCTTTGAAGTTTCGTACAGGTATATGAAAACATACGATGAAATTCCTATCGAAAGAGCGACATTTTTCTCATATAAGAGGTATTTTTTCTATTTATTAGATCAGGAAAAGGATTGAATGTTGAATAAATTATCAATTTTGATATAATAAAGAAGAGTGGTAGCGATACCCCTTGATTAAGCAAATAAAAAAGTCCGCTTAACTTGTGAGGTTAGGAGCGGTCTTTTTTATTGTTCTTTTTGTTCTTTAGAATATCGAACAATAGCCTTATGATATTCAATAGAAAATTGCACAATGCAATAATCTCTGAGATAGTCATAGGCATCACGTTCCTTTCCCTTATATTTCAAGGGAAACCGCTACCACTAAGAGATACTATACCACAGAAGCCCAATAAAATAAACTTTATATAAAAATGTAGACTTTTTTATATAACTTTGGTTGTAAAATGGTAGTGTAAAATAATATAAACAGAGCCTATAGGGCATTTAAAATACAGCAAGCCTTACCTTCGGGTGGGGCTTTTTTATATGGTGAAAATATGGGCGGTAGGAAAAAGATAATGACCGATGTTCCGGTCGTTACTGCTGAAAATATAATATCGATTATTCAAAAAGCAATCGGAGACCATAAAGAAAACGCTGCTAAGATACAGGAATTATTTGATTTTGAAGAGGGCTTTCAGCCACTTCAAAGAGTGAAGGTGTATCGAAGCGATATTGATATAGATGTGACTGATAACGTAGCTAATGAGATTGTTGAGTTTAAAGTTGCTCTAAACTATGGAAATCCTATTTCTTTTAAGAAACGTGGATCTGTAGATGGGATGATTGAAGCAATCGAGATGTGGAATGACCAGTATTTCCTTACGGATTCAGATTCAAGCAATCAGGAACTTGCAAGAGATTTTGAAATCTGCGGTATTGGAAATGTTTTTATTGATATAAATACTGATTATGAGGAAGGCGATTCTTACTACACAAGAACAATCTTAAATCCAAGGACTTCATTTGTTATTTACTCATCATATTACTATGACCGCAGACCGATGGTAGGTGTAACGTTCCGTAAAGATTCAGATGGAGTAACGCATTACACGGCATTTTCTAAGGATTTCAGATTTGAGATAAAGTATTGGATAATCCAGAATCCGGGGAAAGAAGATGAACCGGTCTGGGCGCATGAGGATAGGAGTGGAGAAGTAAATCCACTTCATGCGATACCTATTATCGAATATTTTAGAAGTTATGACAGAATGGGATGCTTTGAAAGGCAGATTCCCGCAATGAACAACCTTAACCTGCTTGTTTCTGACTTCTCGAATGACGTAGACCAGAACACACAGGTTGTATGGTGGGCAAATGATTGTGAGTTTGAGACCATACAGGTTGTAAATGAGGATGGGACTGTTACTGAGCAGGTAAAACATCCAAAATCTAACGAATGGCTTCAGACATTTACAACAAGAGATGGCAAGATACCGAAAGTTCAGCCACTTATCGTTAATTACGATTACGCGGGAATGCTGAATAATTATATGTCTCAGAGAGCATTGATACTCCAGAAGTGTAATGTGCCTCAGAGAAATGATAATTCCGGAGGAAGCACAGGTGTTGCAATGAGTGATGCTACCGGATGGAGTGCAGCTGATATTGCGGCAAATAAAGAGGAAATGATTATCTCTAAGAGTATCAGACGGGAGATAAAAGTTATCTGTGCTGCGATAAGAGAAAGCGCATGTCCTTTGGACAGTCCACTTAGAAAGATTAAGCCATCCGATATTGAGCCAAGCATAAAGAGACAGAAGAATTATGAACTTTCAGTAAAGACAACGGCAATATCTAATCTGATTAATATTGGATTCAGTCTTGAAGATACGCTTGATGCTGTACCACTGTTTCCAGATCCGGCACAGGTTATTGAGCGAAGTAAAGAAGGTGTGGAAGCATATCAGAAAACAAAACTTAAGCAATCCGAAAAGAGTGAAGAAAAAGAAGCAACGCCCGGTTCAGACGATCCCATATATCAGATTGAGAACAGCCCTAATATAGATGGAATGAACACAGATAATGGCGAAGAGGATGAAAATTGATGAACTTAATATCTTAAGCAGTGAGAATACGCATGAAGAGGAGTCTTTTGATTATAAAGATTATATGGAGCATTACTTTGATACTATGCAAATCTCCGAGAAGCAAAAGAGAGAGCGTATTGAAGAAGCAAAAGAGATACTTGATGCAATCTTACTGTTTTTGATATGGTGCGAAGAAAATCCTGAGAACGTGCAAAGAGAAGATACAAAGCGCGATATGGAAAATCTTTACAAAGAAGTCATCTTTCAGAAAGTCGAGCCTGATGATTTTGTTGATATGTACGTTCTGTTCTTTATAAACAATCTGGTAGAAGTAACAACGGAGAATGAAGGTGATGAATACTTCACATCTGTTGAAAGAGCTACAAAGATTGCATGTAATGAAGCAAACAGCGTTATCAACTATTCAGAACTGCAAAGAGCCATTGAACAGGGATACACTTATAAGCAATGGCACACAGAGCTTGATGAGAAGGTTCGTGAGACTCATCAGGAGATGGAAGGTGTTACGATTCCTATAAACGAGCCGTTTTTTGTTGGTAATTCCAGGATGATGATGCCACATGACATAACAATGGGAGCGGATGCGAGAGAGATAGTTAATTGTAGGTGTTCACTTTCATTTTTGGATTAATATGGTTCGGGACAGAGACGTTAAACCTGTTCGAGAAGTCGTAGAGCGCGACTATAAATAAGGCTCAATCGTATGAATACCGAGAGCGGCGGTCATAATACCGCTTATAAAATGTAAACCTTTGAAAGCTATGATGCATATCATGGCTTTTTTTATTGCTCAAAAAGGAGAAGGTCATGATTACAAGTATTCAAGCAAATAGCGCAAACGGTGTAGGACATTTAGCATGTGATACAGAAGCAGACCTTGCTAATCTTCCGGATTACGCAAAATCAAATAACTTGAAACAGGGGACTGACTGCATTGTTATTGATACATCCAACGTATACATGATGAAGTCGGATTATACCTTTAAGCAGATTTAAGGAGGAAAACTATGGATGTTATATCGTATGTTCTCTCCAAACGAATAGCTGAAGGCGCAGTATCGGGCGTGGCAGAAATGACTGTTGATGGGCAGACCTTAAATATAGAATGTACGGATGGAACACACCTGGAAATGGATTTTCCTATGCCTGCTGATGGTGCATCTATAACAGATGTTGAGATCATCTCAAATGGACATCTTATCTGCACGTTATCTAATGGGAATACGATTGATGCAGGGAAAGTCCCAGACGTACTTACAAGAATCGAGTCTGTCAGCGACATAGACGATGTTGAGCTTGACGCTCTTGCAGATGGGCAAGTTCTTTCGTGGGATGAAACAAGTGGCAAATGGACTAATAAGGATACTGGCGGTTCAGTAGATGAACTGACACAGGAACAGGTAGAAAACCTGCTCTCAATAATACAATAAAGGAGAAAATGTGATGGCAAATTTTGTTTCTAATGACAATATGACCGAATTGATGAATGGTATTGCAACAAAGTTTAATAGTCTTGGAGGAGCATGGAAGTTCAGAGGTTCTGTTACATTCGCTAATCTTCCATCAACTATCACCCCTGCAATGGCAGGTTATCTTTACAACGTGACCAATGACTTTACAACAGATGCTAGATTCGTTGAGGGTGCAGGCAAGAAATACAAAGCAGGAACCAATGTAGCAGTTGCAGATTTGACTACATATTCAGCTGTAACACCGGTTGGTTCAGAAGATCCTTCATCGGAAGGCTGGTATGAGCTTATCAATGGAAAATACATTCTTTCAACAGATACAGTAGTTGATAGTGAAAAGACATATTACAGTGCTGTAGTAGATGTGAAGTTTGATGTAGCGGGTTCTTTTGAAGATTTAGAGAATGTCTACAACATGATCGCAGGTACATTTGATGATACAGAGCCTTACAGCACTGGCGATGTTGTAATTTATGAGGGTGGCCTTTACAAATTTAAAGCGGATCATGCAGCAGGGGCTTGGGATGTTTCTGAGGTTGATAGTACAAAAGTTGCAGACCTTGTTACAGCAGCAGAACCAGACAGCCTTACGCCTGCACAAATCAATGCGTTGTTAGCACTTCTTGATTAAGAGGGAAAGATATGAGTCTAAAAAACTATATGGCTTATGGGGATGCTGAAACCATCCTCACAAGCTATGCAAATAGAATAAAGCAAAGTCCTACGACATTTGTTGGAACAACGGCAGAGTGGAATGCACTATCAGCTTCAGAAAAAGCAGAATATGTCCTTGTAGACATTACTGACGATGAGAGTTCACTTTCAGGAATGCCAAGATTTCCAGATTATTCTAATCAGATTACAGTTGATGGAAGCCCTTGGACAGCTACAGAAGATTGTTATATTACTTATACATTATGCAATAGTGTATACAGTACAGATAACAGGCTTCAGATTGATGGAAATGTTGTTAGTACCTATAGTAGCGCAGGTGGAACTTATGTACATCAATTCAATGGTTATGTTAGAGAAGGTCAGATAATATCTGCGGATGACGTTTATAGTCTTAGAGTATTTCCGCTACTAGGAGATTAAGGAAGGAAAAGACAATGGGATTATATAAGAATAATAATGGTGTTTTAATTCCCATAGCAGGGCGCGGAAAAGCGGAATATGGAGCAAGCACTACAAGAAGAAATACTTGGACAAATAGCGAAGCTATAAATCCGGATTCAAGTATTGCCTTTTCTGTATCATTCGATGTACCGATGCCTGATGATAATTATGAGGTCGATTGGACTTGCAGTGCAAGCGCATTACACCCTGTTATAGAAGGAAAGACAGCAAGTGGTTTTACAGGTCATGCATATAGGCTTATATCTCCTGCGGTAGAAATCGGGAATGGTGTTATCAATTTTACAGCATTCAGACTATATACGGATCTTGAATACAACGAACTTTTAGATGATACTTCCGGGTTAATAAAAAACACCTCAGAGATGGGAGCTGTCAACCTATTTGAGACCACTTTAAAAAGTCAGAGGTACAATAAGGTAATCTATTCAGTTAATGCCGATGGAACAATTGGCATTGAGGTACTTGAAAGACCTACAGGAAGTACCGGAAATATTATTGGGTGGATTGAGGTAAAGGCAGGAGAGACTTATAAGCTCACAGGTGGAATATCTGAAACCGAAAGACTTGAACTTAGGAATGCCGATTATAGTGCGTGGACAAATAATACAGCAGGTAAGACTGTTTCTTCTCCGGTTGTAGCCACAAACATTGATACATTTATGCCTAATGATGATGCTACTATAATGGTTTATTGCCGCATAGATGAAACAGGCAACACCGGAAATGTCGGCACTTTAGAGCCTATGATAAGATTTGCTTCCTTTTTGGAGGACACTTTCTTACCGTATGCAAAGACCAATAGGCTTTTGACAGTAGAAACAGATGAATTATTCGATAACGCCTCTATGCTCAAAGGCATGACAGCAATAACAGTTCAGACGGATCTTGATGATGTTACTACTTTAGGCAATTACTATAAATCAAGCACATCTATATATGTGACTAATGCTCCGACAGGAATCGATTCAGAGACAAGTGCGATATTCAGGCTTAATGTTGAGAACGGTTCTGATTCTACAGATAAATACATACAGACAATCATCAAGAATGATGGGACAACCTACAAAAGAGGTTATGACGGAACGAATTGGAGCAGCTGGATAGAGTTTGCTTCAAGTGCCACTGTTTCAAGCATAAATACAAGGCTTACCGCAGCTGAAACAGATATAGACAACCTTGAATCAAGTAGATTAAAGACATATACGTCTGATGCAACGGCATGGGACACGGTGCCTACATCTTTAAGCGTAAAGCCTGTTACAAGTGGCGGCATAAAGACTGCGCTTGATAATAAGCTTGCTACATATGCAGGTGATGATACAGCTTGGGACACAACCCCTACAGCGAACAGCACAAACCCTGTTACAAGTGGCGGCGTAAAGACTCAGATTGACACTATCAACGGCAACAAGGCTAATCAGACTGTCATAGCAACAAGGCAGGCTAATCTTGTCGCTTCAAGAAGGTACGAGATCGGAGATCAGTTCATTTACAATAACACTCTGTATAAAGCTACACAGGTTATTGAGCCAAACACAAATATCAATATCGCGGCAGGTGGAAATGCTACAACGGCAGACAATATTAGTTCGCAAATTAGCAATTTAGGGAATTACTCAACAACTGAACATTTAACAGGCAAATATTGGGTAGGTGGGAAACCGATATATAGAAAAGTAGTTAATTTTGGTATGTTACCGAATAATACAGTTAAAACAGTAAATCATAATGTTTCTGGTATTTCTGATTGGGTATCTTTTTATGGTATAACATGGAACAATGCGAAAACTAGCATGGTATTACCTCATGTTGATTTTGATTCTTCATATTCTGTTGCGCTTTGGGTTACTTCAACAGCTATTACAATAAAAACAGGGCAAAATAGAAATGAATTTTCAGAATGCTATGTGATACTTGAATATACCAAAACGTAATTAAACTTTTATGCAAACAATACCAGCACTCATTGTTACATTGTTAGCCCCACTTACCACCTTTGTACATTGAACATCAACATAATTACTCACTACATGTATTGCAGAAAAAACAACTGTCCAGTCGTTTGTGCTAAAAGCAAGCAATGAATGATAGGCGTAACCACTTGGAACATATAATCTTACAGATATGGTGTTTCCTAGATTCATGTTGTTGTATGTGGTATCGCCTATTACGGTTTTAAAGCGATTGGTCAAATTGCTAATTTGCGAAATAAATAAAAATCGAATTAGATAAAAAAATGCATTCTAAAATAAAGACTTTTATAAAGGAGAAAAAAATGAAAACAAAATTTTATACTCTTATTATCAAGACTTATGATAATGGAGCCGATGACAAAACATCGTTGTATACGTATGACACATTCGATGAAGCGATTTCCGCAGCTCATACTCAGTGGGGACAGAACGTCGGTGCTGACACGATAGCAAGAGTTATGGCAAAGGTAACTAGCAGTTACGGAGTAGATTATCCTCTTCATACGCTGTATTGGGAGAAGCCCCAGCCCCAGCCTGAAGAAGAGGAAGAGGAAACTTCAGAGTGATTCTTATAAAAAGGTAAAGAATTTATAAGAAACCTCTGCTATGTATATGCTAATAATTTGCAGAACAGAAAACTCATTTCATTATGAAAAAAATATGATGCCCCTTGTCGATATAATAAGGCAGGAGGTGCTTATGGAAGAAGTAATTAATAAAATCGTAAATGCAATGGATGATTTAACACCAGAGCAGATCAGAAAATTAAGGAATGTGTTGGTTATTAATTTGAATAATCAACCAAGTCAAAAAAATGAAGTGAGTATAGGGATTGAGAATTGGGAGCAGATTATTAAGAATTATCTAGGATGTAAAAAACTTGAAAACTGTGCAGATGGAACCATTATGAACTATCGAAGAATTTTAAGGATAATGTATTCTGAGATTGGAAAATCAATAAAAGATATAACGTCTAATGATTTGAGATTTTTTATGGCTAAGTATATAGAAGAAAGAAAAATCTCGATGCAATATTCAGAGAACATTAGGCATATTTTGAATGGATTCTTCAGATGGTGTCAAGATGAAGAAATAATCCAGTCGAATCCGGCGAGAAAGCTTCAAAGGATAAAAGTTCCAAAGCTAATAAAGAAACCTTATACAGCAGAGGAAAGACTTAAACTTACAAGAACAGCAAAGTGCATGAGAGACATGGCAATCATGGAAGTTTTGTATAGCACTGCGGGCAGACTTGGAGAAATCCTTGCTTTGAATAGAGAGGATGTAAAGTTTATTGGTAACAAAGCGGAAATCATAATATATGGACAGAAAGGCAAGGCAGAGAGAAAAGTCTTTCTTACAGAGCAAAGTGTTTATTATCTGAAGAGTTACCTTGAAAGTCGAACAGATAATGATCCTGCATTATTTGTATCTTTAAGAAAGCCATTCCATAGGATTGATGAAAGAGCAGTTCAGTTAATGATTAAGAATCTCGGAGAACGATGCGGAGTTGTTGCACATCCACATAAGTTCAGAAGGACTCTATTAACTGATATGAGTAAACGTGGAGCAAATATTCAGGACATAAAGGAATATGCCGGACATGTGAAGATTGAAACGACCATGCTCTATGTTTCGACCAATGAAGAGTCAGTAAAAGCAGCATTTGATAGATGCATAAGCTAATGTAATGAACTCTTTTAGGCTGTCCGGAAGGATGGCTTATTTTTCATGCATTTTTTTAATGTGGTAAGGGACGTTAGAAAACATGCGCAATTTAGCAAATTTGCGAACGCTGGGGCGAAAGGAACTTATTTTATTCTTGCTCTTAACGCAACATACACAGCAGGTTCCGATGGCTATTTGCAAATGTCTGCCAGTGCTCCTGCGGGTTCGGCAGTAATCGTTGAATTTTACGATAGAAGTGGTGTCCATATGTTTACTGTGTTTGAGGTAACACCAGTCCAAAATATGGGCTCAAGCTCTGCTATATATGTTAAGAAAGGAATGATGTTTAAAGCCACAAGAATTGATGCTGGCGCACAGGCTATCTTCAATCCATTTAGTTATTGATAACGTTTATTTAAAGCCAAACCAAAAACCTCACTGCTATATTTGCGCTCTCGTTATTGAACGCTTGGCAAATTGAGCTTGCCCCTGAAGTATTTGAATTGTAATTAATAAAATACCTTGCTGTTTGCTGGCAAACACAAGTCATTCTGGATTTAGTACCGAAAAATTTTCCTGATGGGAGAAAATATTGCCCCCATGATTGAGGCGGCACTACAATCCAGTCTGAATCATAATCTGGGTTCGCAAATTTGCTAAATTCCGTAATTAAAGTATTTATATAAAGAGCATAAAGATTGCTTTTAATTTTTTTAAAATCAAATGGATTAAAACAGGAATTAAAATGCCAGTAAAGAAAGTAAAAGGTGGTTACAAATGGGGCGATAGCGGAAAAGTATACAAGAAAAAAGAAGATGCTTTAAAGCAAGGACGCGCCATAGAAGCCAATAAAAAGAAGAAAAAGCGTTGAACCTTTCAAGGTCAGATGGTACAGTATAGAAAAAGGTGCTACCCACGATAACGGTTAACCCGAAATAATGGTAATAATACCCGCTAGTTTCTCAGGCTGGGCGGTTATTTTATTGCCTGATAATTTTTGAATATTAACAGGGATAAGACATTCCATTACGGAGTGTCTTTTTTGAGGGCAAAATATGTTTACAACAGGGCAGATTTGGGCTTTTTTTGTAGTACTTATAGGACTTATCCTTACGATATTAAACATCATAGAGAAAGTAATCCTTTTAAAAGCAAGGTCAAAAGAACCACAGGCTAAGTTAGAGAGCAGATTAGTGGCTCTTGAAACATGGAAATCAGAAGTGAATCAGAGACTTGATAAGGATGAAGAACACTTTGACAAGATTGACGAAGGTAACAAGGTAACACAGCAGGCTTTACTTGCGCTGATGGATGCCGCTTTGTCAGATGATGGAAGTAAAGGTGAACTGAAATCAGCAAGAAAAGACCTCTATGAATATCTGTCAAAGAAATGAAAGGAGACACCATGAAACTTAGTGATTTCTTGGCTGCTTTAAAAAATCCTAATGTTCAGGTTGCAGTTACCGACTTGCAGGATGCTGAGATATGCAAGATTTTTGCTTCTTCTTATCCAGCGCTTGATGAATCGGTCAGCGAGAGAACAATAAACAGATGGTCAATCAAAACAGCAACAAGTATAGAGATTGTGCTGAATGATGCTCCATAAAATTATTGGACTTCAACTTTAAATGTGATAGAATAGCATGGATGCTACCAAAAGCGGTAGGCGGTTGGCTCTTTGCCAGGTTATACCTGAGAACTCCCTTATTAAAGGAGGTGTTTTATGGGAAATCTGCTATGGAGCTTTGATGCTAAGACTATTGCTTATTACTTTGAGCATGGACTTAGTGATAATGGGAACTATAATCCTCATTGTTGCAATCATATCAAAGTTCAAGAAATAAATTTTTCCATCAAAAAAGACCGCTGAACACTTTGACCGAGTAGAAAGCGATCTCTTTTGATTGCAACTATTAATCAGAGCTAACCGTCTATCGGTAGCATCTTTCTACAGACATAATAACATAAATCCTATAAAAAGCAAAATTCCATAATGCTTGCTAGCCAAATCATCCCCCATGATTGGCTTTATCTCCTCCTACAAGGCATCTATGTTTCATCGCATAGATGTCTTTTTTGTCTGCAAAGGCATAATTTTTCCTTTTACTAGGGCGTATGACAGTCAAATGTCATGCGCCTTTTTCTTTGTCTGCCAAGATGAAGACTCGTTATTAAACCTCCGGGGTGCCTATCTGTCAAAGGATTCGTGCCCTATCACGCTCAGAGTAATCTGGGCGTTTTTTTGTGTCAAGGAAAAGACTTAGAAACCCTGAGAGAACAGCAAACACGCCATGAGGTTAGAGAAAACCTCACCAAAAAACACGAAAAGGAGAAAACAAAGATATGAAGAACAGAACCATCGGAACCAATGAATTGTTGCCTATGAACTTACAGTTTTTTGCTGAGGATGCGGGTGAGGGGGCAGACGAAAGCTCCGGTTCGACGGACAACGGAGAAACAAAGCCTGAACCCGATGAGGGCGAACCATCCAAGAGTTATGAGGATGCGTTAAGTGAGATTGCCGCAGCTAAAGCGGAAGCAAAGAAGTTAAAGGCAGAAAGGGACGCGGCACTTAAGAAAAGTGGTGAGATTTCCAAACAGCTTAGAGCAAAGATGTCTGAAGATGAACTGAAAGCAGAACAGGATGCACAGGCTAAAGAGGAATACGAAGCTCATGTAAAAGAACTTGAGCAGTACAAAGCCGAGAACGAAGCACTTAAGCGTTATAGGCTTCAAGGCATGACTGATGATCTTGCAGCCAAAGCTGCAAAAGCAGAAATCGAGGGTGACATGGATGCTCTTGCGGATGTTCAGAAACAGCATACGCAGTCTCTTATCAAAGCAAAGGAAGCTGAATGGAAAGCGTCACGCCCAAGAGTAAACGTTGGCGATGATGAGGATTCTTCTATGACAAAGGAAGAGATTTTAGCAATTCAGGACAGAGATGAACGTACCAGGATGATTGCTAAGCATCTTTCTTTGTTTGAACAAAAAAACAAAGGAGAATAAAAGATGGCAGCTGAAAAAAATCTAATCAAAAAAGCCGATCTTGCTAGAGCAAGAGAAGTCGATTTCGTCTATCGCTTTACCGACAGTATCAATAAGCTTGTTGAAGCTCTTGGTGTAACAAGAAAGGAAAAAAAGGTTGCAGGTACTTTTCTTAAGGCTTACAAAGCAACCGGAACTCTTCAGGACGGACTTGTAGCAGAAGGTGATCTTATTCCTCTTAGCCACTACAAGACTATACCTGTTAACTTCGGTGAGATTCCTTTCAAGAAATGGAGAAAGGCTACATCCGCTGAAGCTATTATCGAAAAAGGCTACGAACAGGCTGTAACAATGACAACAGACGAGATGCTCAAGGATGCTCAGAAGGGTATCAAGAAGTATTTCTTCAACTTCTTGTCACAGGGCACAGGTCTTGCATCAGGAACAACTTTCCAGTCAACACTTGCAGCTATTTGGGGACAGCTTCAGGTACTTTTTGAAGATACAGAGATTGCAGCTGTATACTTCATGAACCCACTTGATGTTGCTGATTATCTTGGAACAGCTCAGATCACATTGCAGACAGCTTTCGGTATGTCTTATATCGAGAACTTCCTTGGACTTGGAACAGTTATCCTTAATTCCAATATTCCAAAGGGAACTATCTATGGAACTGCTAAGGAAAACATAGTTCTTTACTACATTCCTGTAAATGGTGCTGATCTTGGAGAGGTATTCCAGTTCACATCTGATGAGCTTGGATATATCGGTATCCATGAAACATCTGATTATGACAACATGACAGCAAAAGATACTGTTGTTTCCGGTATCGTTTTGTTTGCTGAGAGAATCGATGGTATTGTTGTTGGTTTTATCGGTGGTTCTATCACACCTACAATCACAACTGACGTTGATGAGATCACAATTCCTGTTGGCGGAATGGATACAATCCATGCTAAGGTTGCACCTGCTGGAACATCCTTCACATGGACATCTGATGACACAACAGAAACATATGTTAAGGTTACTCCTGGACTTGACAATGCAGATGTTGTTATCACAGGTGTTGCAACAACAATTTCCGGTGGAACAGATTCACCCGTTACACTTACATGCACAGCAGGCGGCGTAACAAAGACTGTAACTGTTACTGTTTCAGCTAGTGCTTGATGAAAGAAGGGGAAGGCGTATGCAGTATGAAGTAATTAGATACTTTACTGATGCGCAGGATAACGAGCATGCTTACCGCGAGGGAGATATCTTCCCTCGCGAGGGGCATACCGTATCAAATGCGCGTATTAGTGATTTGCTTAGTGGAAATAACTTTCAGAGAGTACCTCTTATTAAGCGCGTGACAAACACAAGCGTTAAGAAAGAGAAGAAGGTTGAGGAAGCTAAGGAATACACAGCAGAGGACATCATGAAAATGCCTTACATGAAGCTCAAATCTCTTGCAAGGCAGAATGATGTTGATGTTAAGGACAGGGAAGCTGTTGATATAAGAAATGATCTTATTGAAAAACTGGGGTTGTGATTATGACAAAGAATGAGATGCTTGATGAGATTTTTGAAAACTTAAAAGTGGAGATAAATGCAGATGATTCTCAATCTGATAAGGTAAACGAGCCTCTTTTAAGATTGAAAGTCGAAGGGGCATATCGTGATGTCAAAAGGGCGAGGAATTATCCAAGTCACTATGCCGAAGCATGGGTTGAAAATGATATGCTAAATTATTATACCAACATAGAATCGGTTGCAAGATACGATTACAACAAGGTAGGCGCTGAGGGACAGTCTACTTATAGTGCTGATGGAACAAGCATTCAGTATCTTAGCAGAGACAGTCTTTTCAGAGGCGTTTATCCTATCTCAAGATAAGGAGGGCAATATGAGAGTTGCAAGAAGAATAAAGCAGCGTATGTATTATGCACTTCTTATAGGGAAAGAGCCTATCTATGAACGGGATGATAATGGGAATATTATATATAGAATCCATGCCGGAGAGCGAATACCTGTTGAAACGGGTGAATTTAAGGATAAATATTCTGAGCCTATAATGTTTTTTAACTCAATCTCAGGACAGCTTACAGAGAATGAACTACAGGCGTTTGGAACGCAGAACATGGCAGATGCAAAGATGACTTATAAAAGAGGACAATATCCATTTAGGACCGGCACTCTTATCTGGAAGCAGTCAGAGATAAAGTACATCGGTGATGAGATTGATCCGGCATCTGCTGATTTTAGAGTTATGGGCGTTATGAATGAAGGACAGCTCTTTTGGAAAGCAATGATGCAAGCGGTATCTAACAATGAAAGTTGAAATATCTCTTAATGAAAAAAGCGTAAATCATGCTATAGGGCAATTAAAAGCATATCGAGATAGCTTGGCTACAAAGAATGAGCAGTTTGTTTATGAACTTCTTAATCTTGGTATCAGTGTAGCTGAGGAACACGCAGGGGGATATGGCAAATATATTACTTTTTCAAAGGAAGGAAAAGGTGGCATAACAACCATAGGTTATCTTGTCGGTGAAGATGCACAGAAGATAATCGCTGAATGGGATTATTATGGCGAAAGGAAAACTGCTGTGCTTAGTCCTATTCTTCTTGCTGAGTTTGGTAGCGCAACATATGCAGAGGCCCTTTTTGATGTAGAGGGTGTAGGTCAAGGAACTTTCCCCGGACAAACACATGCTTTTGAAAATTCATGGTGGTACAAAGAGTGGGATGAGAATGGTAAAGGTGAATGGAAGAGAGGACGAGGCGTAACGCCTACTCATCCAATGTATCACGCCAAGATGAAGATGTATGAGCAGATTTATAACGTAGCAAGAAAGGTATTCAGAACTGATGGTAGATGAAATATGGTATTCCAAAATTGAATCTTATATATTGACTATTCTTAAGTATGAGCTTGTACAGAAACTTTTGGCACCATTTCCGAATCTTACTTGCACTACTTCCAATCAGGAAGAATCGCTTGAATTTGTTGGTGATTTCCCTACTATGTACGTTCACATGTTACCTCCGTATGAAGAAGGTAGGGATTTAACCAATGAGACAGTTAATGGCATCAATTGTACTTTTGAACTTGTCGTTTATTCCGACAAGTCTGAAAAAGAATGTCGCAACATCATAACCGCAGGTATTCAGCAGATGAAAAAGTTGCATTTCAACGTTGAAACGTTTCCTGATCCTAGAACGTCAGATAAGAAGTATATTGCGATTACAAGACTTAACAGAGTAATTGCAAGCGGTGATAAGGAATTAGTACCGCAAGATGAATGATTTAGCTCAACAGAGCTTTTCATAGATAAAACGAAGAGAGGAGCAATCCTCTTTTTTTTAATGCCATTTATGGCAGAAAGGAGATAATATGGCAGTTCAAGAGGCAGGTCTGTCCACATTAGGAGTTAAATTTGGATACGCCGTTGAGACTGTTGCAGGAACACAGCCCGCAGCATTCATACAGCTTGAAAGATGTAATGCGATTGCTGGTATCGAATTGTCTACTGAGACTATCGATGCCTCAGCTCTTGAAGATTATATCACAAAGTATATCGCCGGACGTCAGGATTCAGGCGGTGAGTGGACAATTACATTTAACTACACAGCTGAAGTAGCAACACAGCTTCAGACAATGATCTCAGCTTACAACACAGCAAAGGCATCTAACCTTAAGACATGGTTTGAGGTTTGGATTCCTAATGCTACAAATGGATTCTATGTAGTTGCACAGCCCCCTCAGAGACTTCCCATGCCGGAGTTCTCACAGAATGAGCTTCTGACAATCGAAGTTGGCTTTGCGGTTGAGGATTATAAGGGCGAGCTTACAGCTATCGAGCCAGCAGCGGCGGGGTAAATAGCTCTGGTGGAAGTGGCAATCAGAGCGGTAACTCTAGTCAGACCACTGGTTATCTTGATGCAACAGCACTCGGCGCAATGTCTGATTCTGATATCCTTGCTCTTGCAACAGAGAGAGGTTACACAATAGGAGCAGAATCGGATACTACTGAAGAGATTATCAATGACTTCCTGGACGAGCAGGAACTTAAGTATCCATTCACTCAGGCAGAACTTGAGGAACTTACAGTTAATGAAATCGAGGCTATTGCATCAGCAAGAGGTTACACGATAACCGAGACACTTAAAGCAGACATTATTACTGAGTTTTTGTCTTTGCAAAATGCTTAACGGAACATGGGGCGGCTTTCGGGCTGCCCCTTTCCCTTTAAGCAGATGGGAAAGGAAAAGGATTATATGAGAACTTTTTTGATTAACGACAAAAGATATGTAGCAAAAGAATTTACTTTCGGCGCAGTAAGACAGCTTGAAGGTTATGGACTTTCGCTTACTGATGTACAGAATAAGCCAATGACTCTTGCGGCAGCTTACCTTGCATTCTGTGCGAATATCAACATGGATGCAGCTGATAATGAGATCCAGGAGCATGTTATCAATGGTGGAAACCTTGATGGTATTTTTGAGGCTGTTACTGAAGCCATGAATGAATCACGTTTTTTTCAGGCGCTCAACAAAAAGGCGGAAGCAGAACAGGAAGTTCAGAATATTCCGGAAGTTCCAGTAGTTCCGGTAGTACCTCTTCAGGAAATTCCGGTTCAGGCAGTAACAGCAACACAGGTGGGAGAAGCAAGAATACAGTAAAATATAAGACTCTTACCGAAGAATATGAGAAAGAACTTTTACCTTCAGTATTGGCAATGGGGTATTCATATTGGGATTTCTGGAATATGAATCCAAGGATATTAGAGCCAATACTTGAAGGTTATAAACTTAAACGAAAGATAATAGATGAAAATCAATGGCTTATGGGTGGCTATGTTTTTGAAGCGGTCTCTATAGCTATAGGAAATATGGCAAAGAAGAAAGGCCAGAAGCCAAATAATTATTTTGAAGAAATAAAAAAGCCAGCGTTGCAGGCAATTAATTCTGATAATGGAGAATTGACAGAAGAAGAGAAGCAAAGAAGGCTTGATCTTCTCATGGCAGGACTCAGAGTTAAACAGGCAAACTTTGAATTGGCAAAACAGCAAAAGAAGGGGCAGTGATTTAGGTCGCTGCCTTTTTCTATGAGGATGAATACTATGAATGTAGATTCATTAAATATACAAATCAAATCTAGCGCAACTGATGCAAAAAAGTCTTTAGATAGTCTTATTACTTCACTTAAAAACTTAAACAAACAACTTGGACTTAAAGAGGGCACAAAACTTGCGACCACATTAAAGACTATCTCCAACTCTGCTGTTTCTGCGTCTGCCGAAATTAATAAGATTAGTGGAACCGGACTTGAAAAGGTTTCTAAAGAAGCAGCCGTAGCGCAGAAGTCAATTCAGAAACTCGCAAAAGAAGGCGAAAATGTAAAGAAAACAATTGAAGGGTTTAAATTTCCTGATTTTGATAGATACTTCGGTGTGATGAATGACAAGTTTGAAGTATCTGAATCTATGGAAAAAGGAACCAATAATGCGATTAAGAACATTAAAAATCTTGGATTCGTTATAAAAAACTTGGATGATTCTGCTCCGGAACGTGTAGTTGAGGATGTACAAGAAAAACTTCTTCCTGCAACAACAAGAGTTAATGACCAGATAAAAGAATTAGCGAAGAATTTTAATGAAGTAAGCGAGATAAAAGTTTTTGATGTTGCAACAAAGAAAACAGAAGCAACATCATATCAGATTGGGAAATTACTCGCTTCCGTAAGAGAATATAAGAAAATTATATCCGAAATGGAGAGCGGAAAACGTGCATTTGATCCTAAAATGTACAGTGATGCAGTAATAGGTCTTAATCAAGCAAAGAAATCTATTGATGCATACAAAAAATCATTATCTACTACTGAAGAAGTGGCAGATGCTTTATCAAGAAAAATGGAATTGATTAGTTCCAGGTCGGCAGGTGCATCTATTCCAAAGGATTTTAAAGCAATTTATGATAATGCATTAAAGTCAGCGCAAGCAGCAGATGAACTGGCAAAGGGAACTCAGAAAGCCAAAACAGAGATTGAACATTTACTTGAGAAGTATAGGGAATATAAAAAGATTATCTCTGAAATGGAAAGTGGGAAAAGACCTGTTGATGAGAAAGAATATAAAGAAGCAGTCATAGGTTATTCCAAAGCCAAAGAAGCAATCGATGAGTATAAAAAATCTCTTGATAAAATACCAGACAGGCCAAAACTGTCATTTTTCAAGGATGTAATACCGCAATTGCTTGTGCTAGAGCGTGGGTTTGGCAATTTATCGAATAAATTTAATGCATTGGCTGACAAGAGTACGAAGTTGTTCAAAATAATGATTACCCCTTTGAAACTTGCAGCTAGAGAGTATACTGAGAAATTTCAAGGAATCAAACATGCTGTAACAGGATTTCGCGAACATTTTATTTCAAACATGACTAAGGTTTCTCAGTTTTGGGCAAAAACAATGCGAACATTTACTTTCATGCTTGTTCGTAAAGCAATAACTGCTATTATTTCCGAAGTAAATAATGCAATAAAATCGCTAGCTCAGTTCTCTAATACGATGGGAACTCAGTTTAATCAAAGCATTTCAAACCTTGTGGCTGATTTTCAATATCTTGGCCGTTCTATTGTAAGTGTATTCGCTCCTCTTCTTGAGATGATTACGCCTATTATCGATGCCATTGTTGAAAAAATCGCAACATTGCTTTCATATATAGGAATGCTATTTGCTGCTTTAGGAGGAAAGTCTTCTTTTACTAAGGCAAAAAAAGAGGTGACGAATTATGGTGCAGCTGTAGGGAAAGCCGCTAAGTCTGTTAGTACTCTTACAATGGGTATTGATGAACTTAATATCTTGTCTGAAAACAAAGGCGGTGGAGGTGGCGGAGCTGGTTCACCTCTGGCGGGTTGGGAAGAAGTGGAAATTCCCAACTGGATAAATGGCTTTGCCAATAAAGTGAAGAAAACATTTGGTGATCTATTTGAACCAATGTTAAAGGCTTGGAGAGCAGCAAAAAATTATATACTTTCTGGTTGGGAGTATATGACGGATGAGATGAAGAAGCTTTTAGCATCGATATGGCGAGATTTTATAAGAGTATGGAAAAGCGATGTAGTAACCAATATCTTCTATCAGCTTTTAATGATGGTTGGAGATATTGAAAGAGTAATAGGTAATCTTGCTAAGAGATTTAGAGAAGCATGGGATAATGCGGATGCAGGTTACAATATCTTGATGAATATTGCCAAAGCCATATATAAAATTGTTGAACATGCTCGCAATGTCACTCTATATATGGTGAGATGGAGCGATGAATTAACGTTTGATCCCCTTATACAATCTTTAGTAAGACTAACTGATAGTTTTATTAGATTGGCAGACTTTATTGGCGGTGTATTTGAAGATGTCATGAAAAACGTTGTTCTCGAATATATCGGGTGGTTAATTGAAGAAGGGCTTCCACATCTAAATAATACAATAGCAGAAGTTATTGATGCCTTCAATTTTGATAAGATAAGGCAAGACCTCGAACCATTTGAAAAAGCTTTTATAACGGTGCTTGAAAATATTCATACCGGAACAACAAACGCTTTAGGAAATCTTGGCAAGCAATTAGCAGACTTTACTGATTCAAAGGAATTTACGGATTTTCTGGTACGTTTATCTGAAATTATGGGAATGATTTCAGCAGAAGATGTTGAAAAACTTCTTACAGGAATTGGAAAAGGCATTTTAGATATTGCTGAGTCCGTTGTGAAATTTGTTAATTCAGATACTTTCATGAATTTCATGGAGAGTATTGATGAATGGTTCGAGAATCTTTCGGCGGATGATATTGCAGATGGTCTTACCAAAATAGCTCATGCAATTCTTCTTTTTAAGTTTGGAGCTTTTGCGGCTGAAGGTGTCGCAGCTTTCTTAAAAGTAATATTGACATTACAGGCGTTTAGCAATATTTCAAAAATCGCAACTGGATTAACTGCAACAGGCGCAGGAGCAACAGCTGCCGCTGGAGGATTTAGTGCATTTACAGCAGCAGCGCTTCCAGTTGTAGGAATACTTGCCGCGATTGTTTTAGTTGTTGCTTCTCTTATTGCTGCATATGGTGGACTAGGTGGAGCATTACAAGAAATAAAAAGAAGATTTGATGAAGTAGTTACTGTTCTAAAATTAGTTGCCGAAAAGATTGGAATTACTGATGTTATAAATCAGTTAAAGGAATCTCTACAGAGACTTGGGGAGAAACTTGCAAAATTAAAAGATCTTTGGGATGTTCTTTTAACAATCATTCAAATAGTTGCTGTTGTATTAGGTACTGTGCTTCTTGTGGCATTTGGAGTAGTGATAGGTGCTGTAAACTTTTTGATTGATTGTCTAGGCGCTTTGGTTGATGTTCTTAGTGGCGTAGGAACAATGATTAAAGGTCTTTTCACGGGCGATTGGAGTGCTGTAAAGGAAGGTGCGGTTAGAGCAGGAAAAGCAATTGTAGGTGAACCTTTTGGTGAAAGCATTATTGATACAATAAGCGGATACAAAGATAAAATTAAAGGCAGCGTGACAGGTGCAATAAATGATGGATTAGCAGATGTTCCTTCTCTTACAAAGAGTACGTCTGAAAATATCGGAAAATCTATTGCTGACAATGAAACTTCATCGCTTATTCAAAGTATCAATAATTCTCAATCAGCGGTAAACGGAGCTAATGTTGGATTACTTGCAGGAGTATTAAATACAGTAAATACGGCTGATTATGCTACAGCTGGTAATACATTTGCATCTTCTGAATACTCGGCATATCAAGATAGTATCTCTGCATTAGATTTTTCAAATCTTGGAATTGAATGGAACACTAAGACAAGTGATGCTTTAAAAAATAGCGGAGAATTATTCTCAAATGCCAATAAAGAGACCTCTGAAGCAGGCGCAAATGAATTTAGCCAGAGCTATGTAGATGCTATAACTAATCAGAGTGGCATGGGCGAGAGTCTAAATAAATATGGAAAGTCTATCGGAGCTGAATTTACTAATGGAATGGGTGATGGAATAAATGAACAGGTTAGTGCAATCTGTGAAAGGATAGTATCACTTTTCCAGACAACGCTTACACCAGATAAGTTCGTTTTTATGGGCACATCTATCTCAAATGCTATCGCTCTGGGAATAAACCAGGGAATGCCTGTAATAAGCACAGCGCTTGTCAATATTCTTTCGTATATGACGTTGACAATACAAAATTATGTCAATCTCATGGGTACGACTATTCCTAGTCTTATCTTACCGGCTCTGACTTCTGCATTCGAGATATTTAGGGCATGGTTTAACGAGTCAATGACTGCATGGTGGAACGATGATGTTGTTCCCTTATTTGCTGATGCAAAATGGGATGAAGAGATATTTACACCACTGGCTGATAACATCCATGAACATTTTGATTTATTTAGCACATGGTGGAACACTACGCTACTTGCATGGTGGGAAGACCAAGTTGTTCCTTGGTTTGAAGAAAAAAAATGGGGTGAACAATTTGAACATATCCTTAAAGTAGCGATTGAAGTCTTTGCTAAAGTTCGAGAAGCAATTAAAACGCATATAGAGAATGCGGAATATGATGTTAAATTTGCTTGTGAGAATATGAAAGACTCAATCCAAAGTGTTATTGATGAGATTGATGACCTTATTGAAAAACTCAAAGAGGTTCCTAGTGAAGTTACATTCCATGCGCCACATGGCTATGCAGAAGGTGGTTTTCCGTCTTCAGGTTCATTATTCTTTGCCAATGAAGCAGGCCCGGAACTTGTGGGTACTATTCACGGAAATACTGCGGTAGCAAATAATAATGAGATTACAGGAATCAGGGAAGCAGTACTTGCAAGCGGCAATCAGGAATCAGAACTTCTTGCCAGACTTATCACAATAACGCAGGCACTTCTTGATAAAGAGCCTGTCGTTATTGATGATAGGAATATAGCAAGAATGGCTACAAGCGGCCAGGGAAGGCTTGGAATGAATATAATAACGTAAGTGTAAGGCGGTTGTCTGTCAAAGGGCATCCGCCTATTTTAATGGAGGTGCAGTATGGCATTTCTTGAAGTTAATGGAATTGAATTACCTTGTCCGAGCGTAGGACTTGAGATTATTTTAAGTGATGCTGTTAATTCAGGTCGAAATGCTAACGCGGAGGTTATTGCAGAAAAAGTAGGAAAGACAAACCTTAAATACAATAATCTTATGTGGAAATGGCTTACGCCTGATCAATGGAGTTTAATATGTAATCTTTTTTCAAATTTCTTTGTTACTGCAAAGGTATGGAGTCCACTAGAAAATGATTTTGTGATATTGAAGATGTATCCGGGCGATAGATCAGCACAGGTCTATTGGCTTGATGAAGACCATACCACTCCAAGAAATTTTATGGACTGCAAGGTGAATATCATTGATTGCGGACTTATAGGACGATGAGGGCTAATAGATGCAAGCAGTAAGTTCAGCATATAGAGCAGAGCAAAAAGAATATTTAAGAGAAGAAGGATATATCTGGGTATATCTTGGTGTTATATCAAAAGAAGCTCAGGCACATGCAAAGCCAAATGGAACGTTTACGCTATATTCATCTCCACAGCTTGTTAATTCTACGGTGCCATTTGAGGGATATTATGCGATTCCGGAAGAAAACTTTATCAGAGCAGATGGAACACAGTACTTTCTTCCAAGAAATAAGAACTCTTTTGCATTATATCAAGGATTAGTAACTCAGGAGATGTGTGATTCAGTTACATTTACCTTTGGAAAGTACACTCATCTTGATATTAAGGGACTTACTATTGACTTTGGTGATTATTATCCTACTAGCTTTGAAATCACAAATGGTACATATACATATTCATATACAAACGATAAGCCTGGCGAATGGGTTACAGAAGATATATTCAGAGATACAGACCACATTACTATAACACCTAATGAGATTGTAGGCGGACAAAAGAGATTTAGGATAATTTCTATATTGTTTGGTATTGGACTTATGTTCGATAACAATTCGCTTATATCAACATCATGGAAATCTGAATGCTCTCATGTATCGAATGAGTTGCCTACAAAAGCATTTTCATTTGCTATTGATAATACTAATAAGAGGTTTGCAGCGGATGATCCTAACTCATATCTTGCTTTCCTTGAGGAACAGCAGGAGGTTGAGTTTGAATATGGACGAAATCTAAAAGATGGAACGCTATATGCGATTCCAGGAGGAAAGCTAAGACTTAAAACATGGTCTAGTGATGATACTCGGGCGAGCTTTAGCGCAGTAGGATTTCTTGATTACACAGAGAGCAAATATTACAAAGGCAAATACTATCCTAATGGTATTTCATTATATGATCTTGCAATTGAAGTATGTCAGGATGCAGGCATAGAGAAATACACAATTGATAATTATCTTCAGACAATGCATACAAAAAATCCTCTACCTATTGAAAAACATAAAAATTTGCTTCAGCTCATAGCAAATGCATCTCGTTCTATCATGCGTGAGACAAGAGATGGAGGAATAGAGATAAAGAGTTCGTTTACACCGGATATTGTGAGTGTAACGACAAATGGCCAGACCATCTATTCAAATGCTGAGAATGTATTTAAAGAGGATATCACGGTCAGCGATTATGCAACCTCTGAGAAAAATTTCTCACGTTTGGATGGGCTTCATTATTTCTTGCCAAGGACTTCGAGAGTATATGCTGCAACAGGTTATATTTCTTCTCATGTATCAAATGCAAATGGCACTTTCTCGACTAATCCAGAGATAACAATAGAGTGGGAGGCAGCTTGGACATTCTTTGGAATGAGTTTAGCGTTCTATAATGCAAAGCCAAGCAGTTTTACTATCTATTCATATAACTACAATGAGCTTGTTAGCAGTAAAGAATATGATGAGATAGATTATTTGACTGTTATTGAAGATGATTTTGTTGGAATAAGCAGGATGCGCATTGTTTTTAACAAAACAAGTCCTTACCAAAGGATTCACCTCTCGCATGTTTCTTTTGGAGATATAACGGATTATGTGCTTGATTACTCTGATATGACATCTTCTCCGACTGCATCAGTGGCAGAGAAGGTAAAGAATGTAAATGTTACTTACTATGAATACAGCTATGGAAGCTCACAAAAGAAAATAAGTTCTACTATGGCTGTTGCGGGTAATAACGTAGTCACATTTAAAAATCCTGCATACAATTACTCATTAAGTTATGCAAGCGTTCAGCCGGGCACGTTAACCATTATAAGCAGTGGTGCATATTATGTTGAGTTTACTTCTTCTATTGCAGCTGAAGTAAATATAACCGGTATTGAATTTGTAGTATCAACAAAGGAAGTAACACAGGAAGTCAGGCAGATAGGTACAGATAAGACAGCATCGAATGTACTTATCGACAATGCAATTGATGCGCAAAACGAAGCGGAGTGGCTTGCAGACTACTTTGCAAATGATATTGATTATATTATTTCTTATCGTGGTGAGCCTGCGTTAGATCCAGATGACCTTATTTACACAGAGAATAGAAGTATTGAGAAAAACCTAGTAAGAATAACAAGTACACAAATTGATACAAGCACCGGAATGAGTATGAGTTGCAAGTTAAACGCAAGGCGAGTAAGTTATGTACTTCCTGCGGTTGTTGGTTCTGCAATTGTTGGCGAGAGTGCTGTACATTAAGGAGGAACTATGGCATATCCTAAACATATTTGGAGAAAAGGAGAGATTATTAACGCTGAGCCTCTAAATAACATTGAGAATGGTATTGCAAATGAAGAGACAAGGGCAACAGATTCGGAAGTAATCTTAGATAATAAAATAGAGGCAAATAAGTCTGCTTCTGATGATGCAATTGCTACAGAATCAATAAGAGCTTCCACCGCAGAGGATGAACTATCTCAGCGTATAAATGCTTTAAATCTAAACTTTGCTGATTTACAAAATTATGTAAATAAAATGAGTTCAGCCACATATAAGGCAAGCGGTTCAATATTATTTTCTGAATTGCCAGAACTAAGTGGAAATAACGTAGGTAATGTTTATAACATTAAGGAATCTTTTACGACTACATCTGATTTCTACGAGGGAGCAGGGCATACTTACGGGGCAGGTACAAATGTATCGATTATTCAAGTAGAAGACTCAGATTATCAGGTCACTCAAGTCAGCGTTGGGGATAATCCATTAGAACTTGGCTTGTATGAATATGATACTCAAACTGATACTTATATTCTTACTACGGACACTTCGCCTGAAAGTGGGAAAACATATTATATAAGAAATGTGACAATTAATTATTTTTATGACGTAATGACAGCATCTATTGACACATCAGAGTTTGTCAAATACACAGACATAGCAACTAATAGTAGATTGGGAATTTGCAAGCCTGATGGAAGTAGTATTCATATGAATGATAGAGGTACTTTCTATCTTAATGTCAGAAATCCCGAAGATGTGACTAGTCATGTAGATAATTTATCACTTGCCATTCATCATGCAGAACTTGCTAGATATGGTTTCTTTGTTGGTGATTGGTTTGATGGGACGAATTATAGATATTTCATTGCAGGATATAATCCTTTTCGCGGTAATCGTTCAAGCGCTGCTGACCCAGCAAGTTCAATATGCTTAGATGTTGACCATGTGGCACTTGTTTTTTCTGTTGGGCAGCTTAAATGGCATGATTCTGGAACATCTGTTATGAACGTTGGTTATGCGGGTTCAGATTATCAGAATTACTTAGAAACAACAGTAATGAATAATGTCAAAAACGACATGATAGAGCTACTTGGAGGTGAAACAGGACTTGAATATTTGAGAGAGCAGACTAAGTATTTTAGAAGAAATGATGATGAACCCGCTCTTTCGAGAGATAGACACAAGTATATATCTGCTTTAACAGAGAGACAGGTTTATGGTTCAGCTCTTTATTCTAAAGACCAGTTACAGACAGGTGAAGCATATCATCAGCTTGAAATCTTCCAAAAATATCTTCCTGTCATGAGCCTTGAAGGAGGCTTTTGGCTGAGAGATATTGCATCGAGTGCATCTGCATGTTGTGTAGATGACAATGGAATGCCTAGTACTGATTCATTTAGAAATACAAGAAATGGTGCGGCAATGATCTTATTTAGATAAGGAGTTATTATGGCTTGGACAACACCAAAAACAGATTGGAAAACTGAATATAGCAATATAAATATATATTTAGGCGACTTTTTTAATGTCGAAGATTACAATCGTATCAAAAATAATCTTCAATACATTGACGATAGAGCTAAAGAACTATTTTATAATGTCCCCGTGATAAATCTTGGTGCTGATAAGCATTTTCCAATACCCGGAAGTCCTGATTTTAACAATGACAATATATTTGCTGACGAAATAAATGCTATTGAAAATGGGCTGCAAGGGATACAGGATGCTATAAATTTATTTGATTATGGTAAGGCAAAGCTTTTCTATGAGAATGGAGCATTTATTGATTATAAGGAACTCAACAGATTAGAAAGCGCTTTTCTTGACCTTTATGACCATATCGAAAGTTCAATCGCAGGTAAAATGAGACTTTCTTTCAGGCTTGGACAGTCTGGAAGCACAATAAAAGTTTAAGGGAAAGGAGTAATCATGGATAAACTTACAAGCAGAAAATTTTGGATCTGTGTTGCTGCATTCTTAGCAAGCGTAGCAACATCAATCTCCGGCATCTCTACAAGTAATGAGACTATCACGATTATCGGAACTGTTTGCGGTATTTTTTCAGCAGCCATTTATGCTTTTTGTGAAGCATGGGTAGATGCAAAGTCACTTGATGTTGACATAAGTAAGATGCCTCTTGATGATGATGAGGATGAGTGATGAATACGGTAGATAAGGTTCTTAAAATTGCAGCTGAAGAAGTTGGATATTTGGAAAAATCGAAGCTTGCATATCAAAAGAACCCAGATATTATTTACCAAAAGACCGCAGGTGCAGGAAATGACAATATAACTAAATATGGATATGAAATGAACAAAATATATCCTGCTACTATGGATAAGTTTTCTTTATGGTGTGATGCTTTTGTTGATTGGTGTTTCTATAAGGCATATGGAGTAACAACAGCTAAATCGCTTCTTAATGGCAACTTCGATGATTATACTGTTGCATCATGCCGAATGTATGAGAAACATAAAGCACTTGATAAAGTACCTACTATCGGAGATCAGGTTTTTTTTACAAAGAATGGTAAATCAAGCGGATGCTATCATACAGGAATTGTTTATGATTTAGATAATAATTTCTTTTATACTATTGAAGGCAATACTTCAAATGCCAATGCTGTAGTAAGTAATGGTGGCGGAGTATCTAAAAAGAAGTATAATAGATTCAACTATGCAGGAAGAGTCCTTTTCGGACATCCAAAGTATGATACAATACCCAAGAAGTCACTTGATGAGATTGCAAAAGAAGTAATAATCGGTAAATGGGGTAATGGTGAAGAAAGAAAAAAGCGATTGACTGAAGCGGGATATGATTATGAAACCATAAGAGTGCTAGTTAATAAATCTGTAAAAATATAACAAGATGATGTATAATATTTTCTGAAGTACTACTGAAAGGACATGTTTTATTATGAAAAGTGCGGCTGATAATTTAAAAAACGAATTGGGGATTGACCTTGACAAACCAATTCCTGCATCTTTCAATGTGCCTTATTATGTCCATCAGGACGATATGAACAGGCAAGACCAAAGCCACAAGATTGAAAATAATTGGAAAAATGCAATCATTTGTGGACTTATCTTTGTCTATGCTATTACTATCTTTGGCTTTCTTATTTATGAATCGAATAAGTCAAGCGTACCGGTAACAGTCACTCAGACTACACCAAGCGGAAATAATAGTTCTTATATAGGCAGAGACAATATGAGTGTAAACACACCCGAAATGACGGAATGATATATAGCTAGTTTTTTGAGGAAGTTCTTTATTAGAACTTCCTTTTTTTATTGCAGAAAGGAGCAGAATATGGCACTAAGAACTGATTATAGAGACGATATTTTTAGCGGCAATCGAAAATATTCTCAAATAGATAACGGCGATGGTACTATATCATTTACTGATGAAACTCAGTATGATCAAGTAGGTGATTCATTTGGTGCAACTCAGATAAATGAGATTGACGGGAAAATAAATGGACACGATACAAATATTAGCAACATAAATACTAATGTATCAAATATAAATACTAGATTAACTAATTTGAGCAACGATTTAGTTGCTCAAGGAACAAGATTTTATTTTGATACCAAAAATGGAAAGTGGGGATGGAACTCAAGCCCATCACGAGGTGCTGATACATTCCACCCTTTTAATCAGATTCAAGCAATTTCTATTCCTTTTGTTTCTACAATTGGTACAAGTGAGAATGCAAATCATTTAGTAAGAACTACTGTAGATATTAGAGAAGTTGCAAGAATGACTGTTGAAAATTGGTATACAAATTCTTATCAATATGGAAGGCAAAGAGCTACTATAGCATTAAGTGTTGATGGTGTGAACTTTTATAATATATGGGATGTGACTCCGACTGCTACAAGTGTTCCATGCGGAACTTGGGAGGTAACGAATTATAATTTTGTAAAATTTGAAGCGAACGCGTATGGAGCGGGAATTGAAAGTGGCTTTCATAATATTTCATTATATAATTAAAATTCATGCATTGAGTTTACGTAATGATGCTTTAAAGCAGAATTTATTAAGAGGAATCAATGGAGTATAAGAATCATAAATTAAAAGAAATGAAAAAATCGACCATAGAAGAAATTGTCAATGAGCATGTTGTAGGATTCAAAGCAAAGCGTAATCGCAGATTGCTCATATTAAGATGGTGTGATGGACTAACATATGAGGAATTAGCAGAAGAACTGGATATGTCTGTAAGCCAAGTAAAGAAGATAACATACGATTATGAGAAAGTTCTTTGTAAACATTTGAGGGTAGAAGAATAAACATTGAGGCTCCGGGGTTTCGCTTGGAGCCTCTTTTTTATTTGTTTTTGGCTTTCATTTCACGTCTATATTCATCTGCGATATAATCCGGGCCATTCATCCACATATCTGTGTCTTCGTCAAAAAGCATATCACCTGTTTCCGACTTCATGAATATAAAAAAGGCTTTTGTTCTTGGAATTTTCATTTCTTCAGCGAGATTCATAGATGCATCCATTGCAAGAAGTTCCATTGAATATTCAAATTTACTGACTTTCATATTGTTTCCTTCTTTTAGGATATTAGCACCTTTGTTATATAGATATTTTTCAATATCATCCAGATTGGCTTCATCTCCCTGAACATGATATTCTTCGTAGCATGTTTCTATATAATCATTCACTTTATATTTATCAAAGATATCCTCGCAATCAGCGACTTCCTTTTTCCACCGTATCTGCGCAAGGCGGAACAATCGGACTTGCATAAAAAATAGGTTGTCTTCTTGATTAAATGCCATTTGAATATCCTCCTAAATAAAATAAGCCTTAGATATGCCTAAAGCTTATTTGTCATCTTTATTTGGATCTTGTTATCTCGTCAAAGATTTTCTGCACTTCATCTTTAGGAATATTGGGGATTGATGATTTAATAATATCAAGCGAAACACCATTCTTATATAAATTTTCAGCTATTTCCCTAAAAGCCTCAATTTTCCCTTCGATTTTTCCTTCAATTTTTCCTTTGTTTTCTATTTTATCCAGAATATCGCACATGGTGCTACCTCCTTCCATAAATTCCCCTTGCGAATTAAATGATAGCAGAAAGCAAGCGAAAGTCAAATTTCATAAATAATACTTTATTGATACGAAAATCGGACTTTTATCGTATTTTTCGCGGTATTTATGCCCACTAAAATAGATTGTAGAGGGCAAAGATTATGGCTTATAAGCATTTTAATAATAATCCTAGACATAAGCATAATGTGGGTGACTGCGTGATTAGAGCTGTATCTAAAGCATTACATATATCTTGGGAAACAGCTTATATCGATATGGTGATGCAAGGTTATTTAATGGCTGATATGCCATCATCAAACGCTGTTCTCAACTCATATCTTCGTACAAAAGGATTTACTAAGCACACATTGCCGGATAATTGCCCTGATTGTTATAGTTTTGAGGATTTTGCAATAGATAATCCTAAAGGAACCTTTATTCTTGGAACCGGTACGCACGTTGCAGCCTGCATTGACGGAATAATCTATGATGCATGGGACTCTTCTGATTGTGTACCTATCTATTATTACGAAAGGGAAGATTATGAATTATCCTAACTATCCAAACTATTATCAGAATTATTCAAATTACCAACCTCAGTATCAACCTGTTCAGATGTCACAGCCAACAGCTTCACCACCAGTTACAAACGTGCAGAATCAGATTCTTGCATGGGTTGCGAGTGAAGAAGAAGGAACAAACTTCCCTTTAAATCCCGGGCAAAGCATTTTCCTTATGAATCAGAAAGAACCGTATCTTTACATGAAATCAGTAGACCAACTGGGTAAAACGACTTTTATAAAGAAAAGGCTTGTTGATGAAAGCGATACTCCGGAAAACAAGATTGATCTTACTGAATATATCAAGCGGGAAGAATTAGAGAATCTTATCACCGACAAGATACAAAAAGAAGTTGAAAAACGAGTATCGCAGATTTCTTTTAAGCCTACAAAGAAGAAAACAGTAGTTGTTGAAGATGATGAGGATTAAACCATGAACCCTTTTTTCAATCCAATGATGCAGGGGATGACACGTATGAATCCTATGCAAAATGTTATGAATGTGATGCAACAGGTAAGGCAGATTAAGCAAAATCCTAATCAGCTTGCAAGTCTCTTACAGCAAAGAGGAATGATAAATGAGAGCCAGGCTAAAGAGATAGAGAAGATGGGCAATAATTATGAACAGATAGGGCGTTACCTAATGGATAATGGGAAACTGCCTAACAATGTCCAATCGTATCAAGGGCAGGTTGAGCAGGTACAAAATATGATGAAGCAAGAACAATAAGAAAAGCGCATCAATAAGAACACTAAGGGGTTATTGATACGCTAATCTCACGGATATGCTTACGCATGTTCCTGAACAAAACAAGTATAAGCCTTTTCGTGAGATATAACAACGATTTCATTTTGCGCAAATGAAAATATATATTCACGAAAGGAGTCATACTATGACAGAAAATGGATCTCAGATGTACATGCCGGTTGCTCCTGCTTACGGTGCAGGCGGTGGCATGGGTGGATTCGGTTACGGAAGTGATTGGTGGCTTATCATCATTATTTTGTTTGCTTTTGGCGGATGGGGTAATGGTGGCTTTGGCGGAGGCTTTGGAAACATGGCACTTGGCTATGACTTCCCTTGGCTCTTAAACGGACAGCAGGGCATCAATAACAACGTTTCTGATGGATTCAGAGATGCACAGCTTAATAACAGCGTTACATCTGTTAGAGATGGAATAGCTGCTCTTTCGACTCAGCTTTGCGGAGCAGTAGGCGATGTTCAGACAAATCTTTGCAGTGGCTTTAATGGCGTAAATATGTCTGTAAACAATGCTCAAAATGCACTTGCTCAGCAGCTTTATACAAATCAGATTGCTGATCTTGAAAGAAGTTATGCGGCTCAGACTGCATCTACACAGGGAATGAGTAATATTCAGAGTCAGCTTGCTCAGTGCTGCTGCGATAACAGATTGGCAACATGCCAGACTCAGAATATCGTGCAGAACGAAAGTAATGCTACAAGATTTGCTGATGCGAACAACACGAGAGATATCATCACAAATCAGACTCAGAACACTCAGGCTATACTTGATAAGCTTTGTCAGCTTGAACTTGATGGAGTTAAGGCACAGGTTGAAGCAAAGAATGACAGAATTTCAGAGCTTCAGACACAGCTTAATATGGCAACTCTCCGCGAGTCTCAGACAGCTCAGAATGCATTTATTTCACAGGGCTTTGCTAACGAAGTAGATCAGCTTTACAACAGACTTTCTAACTGTCCTGTTCCTTCAACACCTGTTTATGGAAGAACACCTATTTTCACATGCAATCAGAATCAGTGCGGATGCGGCTGTGGAATGGGCTGACTTTTAATTTTCCTAGCACAATGATATAATTATTTACAAAGTAATT